CGACTCTGAGCAGTTCGTAGAACAGGCCCGATCGGCTGCCAGCCAGGCCGGCACCCTTCCCGGCTTGGCTGATGTCCTGGCAAGGGAATCCACCGCAAACAATGTCGGCTGAATGTGGCTCGGGGTTGAAGGTGCAGATGTCATCGTGAATGGGAACGGTGGGCCAGTGTTTGGCGAGGATGCGCTGGCAGTAGGGGTCGCGCTCAACGAACTGGACGGTTTCAAAGCCGCCGAGCCAGCGGGCCGCCAATGAGAAGCCACCGATGCCGCTGAAGGTGTCAAGCAGGCGCAGCGTCATCAGGTGGGTTCCACAGGATCGGCAGTTCTCGATCCACGTCATATTCGCCAGCACGCAAAATGCGGGCCAGCCGCACCTGGGTGATGGCGTCCCGGCGGGTGAGGCCGGCCTTCTTGAAGGCCTTCAACACGGCCGCCCACATCGCTGCAGCATCGGGCTGTCCGGCCAGGATGCCCTCGGCTTTCACCTTGCCGATGCCAGGGCAGCCGGGGTAGTTGTCTGTGGTGTCGCCGATCAGCGCCTGCGAGAACACATTGATGTCAGCCTCGCGCCGAGAAACCTCCACGAATTCCGTGCCTCGAAGGTGCAGACCAGGGATCCCCAGCATGTCCTTGTCCTCTGAGACGATCACATCACCAGGGCGGCAGAGGATCCCCATCACGTCGTCGGCCTCGACCTCGGCCAGCATGGCGATGTTCCAGCCCCGCACCTCACCGGCCTCGATTACCCATCGGGTCAGGGCGCCGTAGCCGGCCGGCTTGCGGGATGCCTTGCGGTTCGCCTTGTAGGCGCTGAACAGGCTGTAGCGGAAGCTGGCGGCAGTGCCGAGGCACAGGTGCAGCTGGTGGTCGGGCAGCGCGTCGCGGACGGACGCCAAGAAGTCCTGAAAGCTGGCCTTGGCCTGGCCGTGACGGCACACGTAGGTCCAGTCATCTGGTGCCCACTCGATCTCGTATTCAGCTGCGGCGGTGCAGCGGCGGAGGTAGAGCTCCGCATCCACCAGGGCCCTGGGTTGATCGGTCACGGCTTTTCCACGCTGGAATTGACAGAAGCGCGGGTATTCCACCGATCCCAAGGGTTTGAGCCTTTGAGATCGGGGCCAAAAGCGCTGCAATTATTACAGACAATGTAGGTGTATGCCGAAAAAATCAAGTCTGAGCTTCCGCAAAATGGACAAGGCTTTAGGTCTGGCTTGCTGTTCATGGCGTCAAAGAATGGTGGTGCTGTTTGGGCGTTTGTGATAAGCCTCTAAGTCCCGGAAGAACATATCGGCGAACCGTGGATGGGCATCCAAAAAATCCCAGGTGGGCAGCGTGAACTCGGCGTGCGCCGGTAGGTCGTGGTTGAACTGTTCGACCGACCAGAGGCCCGCCATCAGGCCACGGTGCAGGATTTTCTGAATCCTGTCCTTAGGCAGCAGAGGCATGGGGGTCCTGCCGCTGCTGTTCTTTCAGTCGGTCTCGCTCCCGCAGGTACTCGGCCCACTCCTCACGCGTGAGGCCCGGGGAATCCGAGGCGGCCGCCGGCAGCAAGCGCTGTCCATCACCGCCGGCTGACACCAAGCGGTAGGCGGCCGGGTTCTCGGCGCCATCCGGCGGAGCCGAGGCCAAGCCCGACGGCAGCATGGCCAGCTGCTGGCGCGTTGGCTGGAGCGATCGAGGCAGGTCCTCCTTGAATCCCCATGCTCGATTCGGCGCCCCCGATTGGCACCGATAGAGCGGGACCATCAGCTGTCGCCACGTCGGGAAGCGAAGAAACTCACCGGTGGCCCCCTGGATCCAGCGCTCGCAGGCCCAGAGAAACTGGGGTGTGCTGACCTCGGGGAAATCGGTGCCGAAGCTGACAAACTTCAGCTTGAAATCCTCGGTGCTCCAAGCTGCGTCTGCCCTGGTCCTGATGTGGCGCTCGATCATGCGGCAACCACGGGTAAAGGCCTCCGGGTCAAGCAGCATCAGTCCTCTCCAGCATGTCCCGGATAGCCGCGGCGGCCGGATCGCCCGCGGGGGCGGCGGCCGGCGGGGCTGCTGAGGCGATGCCGCGCAGGTACTCAGGCTTCAGGGCCTGCCAGCCGTGCTCGATGCCGGCTTCCACTAGGGCGCGGGCTATGTGGTGCTGGCCCTGCTGACACAGAAGGTTGACCCGATTGGCGGACAGGGTGAACGCGGCCTGGGTCCAGGTGGCCTGCGTCCGGTGTTTGTCCCAGCGGCTGTCGTTCCACCAGGTGAGTAGACCGGTAGCCAGATCCGCTGGCAAGTGGGTCCAAAAGGCTTTCAGGAAGTCTTCGTCCCCGGTCAGCGGATGCAACCGATCCGGGGCGGGACTGGCGGCCCGCCTCCGGGGGGCGGCCGGTGCTGGCGGGGCCGGCTGCGGATCGGGCACCACGGCCAGGGGCACCGGCAGCCAGGCGCCGTCGTGGTAGACCTCGATCCTCTGAACGGTGGTGAACGCTTTGCCGCACCCGCGGCAGGCATGGCGACGGCGGATGGCGTTCTCTCCCTGGGAATCGCGGGTTTCAAGCACCCGGTTATGGGGGTGCTGGCAGTGGGGGCAGTTCATCAGACCTTGCTCCAGTCAATCGTGATGGCCGGGTGGAGGGTGCCGGCCATCAAGGCATCGACGACATCGCCGCGGTCCAACCCTGCGATTGCCACATTCAGCGACCGACGCATCCGGCGCTTGGCTTCGTAGCCGCTTTCCGCGGTCGATGGATCGATCGCAGCGACTGGGGGCCTGGCCGGGTAGACAGGGCCGGCAAGTCCCGATTGGGCGAGCGGCGCTGGCATGGTCGCGGGCGGTTGCGGCGCCTCCGCCGGAGTGATCGCCAACAGGGCCTCCCCCTCCAGCAGGGCGACCACCGCCTTGGAGTCGGCGGCCCTGGCCTCCGCCGCTGCGGCCCTGGCCTCGGCCTCAGCCACCTTCTGTTCGGCCTCCTGGATCGCCAGCAGCGCTGCAGCGTCGGCCTCCTCCTGCGCCTTGCGGGCCGCTTCGGCGATGGCTTCCTGCTGCGCCTTGAGGCGTGCCTCCTCGGCTTCCTTCTCCTGCTGGATCCGCTGCTGCTCGCGCAGCTGCTCCAGCTCGGCGGCGGCGGACTCGTCGGCCAGGGCCTTGGCGTGGGCGGCTTCGAGGGTGCGGATCGTTTCCAGCAGGGCGGCGGCGCCCTCCTCCTTGAACTCCTCCAGCCCGTCGATGTCGGCGGCCTTGGCCTCGGCCAGCCAGTAGCCAATGGCTTCGGACGTGGCGCCGAACCCGACATTGCCGTAGGCCTTAATGCCGCTGATCACATCCCGATGCCGTTGCACCCGATCGGCCTCGGCCTTGGCGATGGCATCGATCGCATCCTGGTGGGGGCGGATCAGCGCATCCACCTGGTCCTTGAGCTCTGCGGCCTGGCTATCGACCGTGCGGCCATAGGCCAGCGCATAGGCCTTGGCGTCGGTGCGTGCTGATTCGATCCGGGCCTTCAGCTTGCGAATCGCAAAGATGTAACTGCGGGCCAGCTTGTTGCCTTTGGGATCGGCATAGTCGAAGCTGACATCAGCAGCAGCTGCAGCGGCCTCCTTGATGTCGTCAAGCAGCACATCAAACTGGCTGATAACGATGGCCTTTGGCGCCGTGGCCAGGGCCTCGGGCGGTGGAATGGTGGCGGTCATTTCGGTTGGTTGAGAACGTGATGGGCGTAGACGGCAACAGCAAGCGCTGCCCACATATCTTTTTTGATCCCGTAAGTAGGGCCGGGCTCCTTCTTGACACCGGCGGGGCCCAGTAGATCAATCAATGCCTGCCGAACATTGGAATCTTTGGCCCTGGTGACACCACATAAATGCAGCTTGATGTCCTTACGGAAGTAGCGAGCCATCTGGGCCTTGTGGGCAAAGGCCTCCTCAAAGCGGCCGATCCAGGTGCAGGTGTTGAACACCTCCGCCCCCACGGGCATCCCGTAGGAGGCAATCATTTCGATTGCTACGTGGGGCCAGCCACCCCAGGTCTCGCCAGTCCTCAGAATGCTGGCAACCTTTTCGTTGCCCTCAATGCTGCGCTGAAGGATCTTGCGATCAGGGCCAAGCAACACAAGGGCCGATTGCACCGGGCCTGGATCAATCGCCAGGATGTTCATTCATCCTCTCCCAGGTCATTGCTTAGGCATTGGCGCCACCCTTGCGACGCTTGATTGCATCGACCTCCTCCCGCACTTGGTCGCGGCAGAAGCTGTAGAGCTCATCGCTGGTCGAATCCATCTGCCAGTCGGGCACCACCGCTTGCGCCGAACATGAGATATCCACGTTTTCGTAGTTGCCTAGGTTCACCTTGGCGGAGAATGACCGCGTGATCTTGATTTCTTGGCTCACCAGGGCACCTCTTCAGTGCTGACGGGGCCGGCATCAGGAAAATCCCTGAACGGATCCACAGCAGCAGCAGGGGCCAGGGCGGTGGCGTCCACTCCCTCCTCGGGCGGGCCGAAGATATTTGGATCGCAGGCTTGCATGGTGTAGGGAACGTGCTGAAGCACGCGAACCATTTGCAGCTGCGCCGTCAGTCCTTTGCCGCCATCGGGGTTGTCCCAGAGGTAAAGGGAATAAGCAATCCTGCAGACAGAACCGTTGCCGATTGCTACATCAACTGGCCACGGGTTTCCTTTGGAGTCCGTAACCAAGGGTGCGGGGAGCTCGGTGCCACGGGCGGTCTTCGTATCACGGCTAAAAGTGATCCTGACCAGACCGGTAGGGATTTCAATGCCTTCACTGTTGACGGTTGTTTCGCGCTTCCACGGCTTTCCGTTTGGGCCGTACTTGGCGTTGCCGCCGAAATGGTCCATGAACGCTTTGTGCAGGGAGCCAATAAACAGCTTTGATCCAGGGTCCTGTTCGGGGTCAGCTTGAAGCAGCACAATTCCGTACTGCATTTTCTCGCCCTTGTTGTTCTTGATCAACTTGGGCTTGAGGACGTTTGCAAACAGGACTTCGCCGGCCGGGGTGACCAGCGTTTCGGATGCCATGCTCTGCAGGGGTGTAGGGCTCCCGGACACTAGCGCACCCACTAGCGTCAGCGCTAGGGCCTAGCTGAACAGGTACAGGTTTTCGCCGATCTCCCCGACCTGCAGCCCTCCCCGCGCCGGGGGCGGCGGGACTACCTGAACTCCTGCATTGGAGCGGATTTCCTCGGCAATCTCCCCCAGCCAGTCGGTGGCATAGAGGGCCCGGAACTCATCGAGCAGCGTTTTCTGCAGCCAGCTGGCGTTGGCTGGATCGGTGGCAAAGCAGTCGTGGTTGGTCAGCAGTGGGGCTCCCTGCTCTCCAGTCCTGGATACCACGGCATGCACCAGGGCGGCATCGAAGCTGTGGATCAGGTTTGCGGTGATGCTGGCGTTGGTTTTCCGGGCGCTGAGCTCTCCGTCCGGCGGGTCCTCGTCGAAGCTGACGCTGGCCAGCTTGCCCAGCAAGTGAGTGCGGACGACGCTTTTCGAGGGCGTGGGCTTCCCCACCTGCATGGGCCAGCCCATCGGCGTGGTCCATCTGATCTGCTGCTGGTGCCCGCCCACCACCAGCCGGCCCACGTCGCAGAGCCAGCGGCGCAGCTGCATCAGGGAGGCGGTTTCGATGTCGAGCACCCCTCGCAGCCTGGCTGCGAGGTAGCAGCTGGGCCGGTGGACCCGATTGGCCCAGTCATCGACGGGCCCCAGCCGCCGCTGCAGCTGATCCCGGATCCCGTCGGCAATGGTCCTCGGGCTGCCGCCATAGGGGCCGACCATCACGGCGGATTTAACCCAACCGCGATCGATGCCGAGCTCCAGCCAGCCTGCGGCGAGCTGATGCGTATCGGCGTCCCCGGTGTGCAGGTCGATCTCCAGCTGGTGGCGCAAGCGTTCCACCACGGCGGAATAGAGATCGTTCGGGCCCGTGCCGCAGACGTTGCACAGCTCGGCCATCGCTCGATCCCTCAGCAGAGTGGCGATGATCCCGGCCCCGGAACAGGTTTGATCCAGCCGGATGGGCACCCGGCAAGCCTCCCCCGGGTCAGACCAGGCCCGCGCCATCTGCAGGAACTGCCAGGGCTGCCGGGCCCTCCGCCATAGGTCGGCCTTGCCGATTGGATCGGCCGCGATTGCCTCCAGTCGCCACGCCTCTTCCATGCCCCAGTTCCATCGATCGTCCCAGCTGCTGCGATTCAGGCCCCAGTGCCCTGCGGCGGCCTTCGGGATCCACGCCTCCCCCCCTATTCGGCTGCCCGGTCCTGCGCCAAACCGCAGCAGCGCCTTCTGGTGGTCGGGGCCCTGGTGGGTGAGGCCCCGGTTCGCGGTGAACGCCCGGCCCCGGAAGTCCAGGAAGTGTGCCTGCCAGATCGGCCGGCCCACCAGGGCCTCGGCGGTCTGCAGGGCCCGCTCAACGGCCAGTCGTTTGCAGCTGTTGTCGCGCAGGTCCTGGTGATACCGGGCCTGGCTGCGCCGCCACGCATCCTGAACACTGGGCGGTTCGTTGCTGGGGAAGGGCCCCGCATCGGGAACCGGATCCCGCTCAACCGGGAACAGGCCGGGGATCCCCCGGTCCCACGCCTCCCGCTGAACTCGCAGCATCCACGGGTCCACCTCCAGCTGCTGCCGCTGCAGGATGTTGACGGCCGCCAGCTGGGGGCCAATCCGACCCGCCAGATAGCTGATGCCGGCGTGGTTCCGGCTGCCCCGGATCTGCACCACCGGGGAGGTGTTGGCCAGATGCCCCCCTCCCATCAACCCCTCCCATGGCATTGGCTCGATCACCATCGGCCCCCGGTTGGGCCGGAGACTGCGGGGCGGGTAGCGGCGGATGAAATCCAGAGCACGGGGCGATGGCAGCACCCGCCACTGCATCCGCCGGCTGGGCTGGCCGCTCTTGTCGATCAGCACCAGGCCGGTTTCGCCCCGGATGACCTCCAGCAGCAGTAGTCCCACGGTCGCCCGCTCCATGCGGGTCCAGATGGCGCCGCCCCCCTCGATGGGCCGGGCGGCCATCGCCATCACCGCCTTGCGCTTCTCTGCCGTGGTGCCCTGAAGCAGTCGCTCAAGGCTGGCGGGTGCTCGCTTCTCGATCTCGCCCGCTTTCACCTCGGCTTCCACGGCCAGGCCGATGGCCAGCGCCAACCCTTGGAAGCTGGTGGCATGGCTCAGCCGATCAAGGCTTGTGACCAGGGCCACGGCTGCGATGCGCTGGGGGCTGCCGAGGGCCGCCACCAGGGGCAGAGCCGCATAACCAGGGCCGCCCAGCTGAGGGTTGGTGCCCCAGCGATAAAGAATGGCCTCAATTTCTCGGGCCACAGGATCAGCGAATAGCTGAAATAACGCGGTCCCGTATTCGGTGCAGGACTCCCGGCGATACCGGCGGAGCACCTGCCGCATCACCTGGGCCCGTTGCTGCGCGTTGGTGGCTTCCTGCCATTCCAGCCGCTGCTGGAGGTCCCTGTCCACCGTGGTGGATTTGCTGCTTGCCGAATTCATGCCGTTTTTTGCTGCGGCAACAGGGCCGAACGGCAGAAAATCCACCGGGACCCTGTAGAGGTGGGTCCCCTTATCCTCACCCCTGTCGGGGGAACTGTTCTGCAGGGTCGCAAAGGTAGGCAGCGGTTTTTAAGTCCGCTGCGTTTACCATTTCGCCATGCCCCCGGTCAGTCCTGGCCTGGGTTCTCGGGTTTTCGGTTGCTGCTTCTGCTGCTTGGAAAAGCAGCAAATCGGCAGCAAAAAACGGCAACCAGAGAACGGGTGGACGCGTCCACAGTACGGGGTCCGGTCAGCCCGCTTCCAGCGCTTCCACGCATGCCGAGAGGGCATCGGTGGAGAGGTGGAGGTATCGCTTCACGGCAGCCAGGGAGCTCCAGCCCCCGAAGGTCATCAGCTGCACCAGGCTGATCCCCCTGGTGGCCAGTTTCGAGGCGCACGTGTGGCGGGTGGTGTGGATCGTGAGGGTCTGATCGTGGGCCAGGCCTAGGTGCTCCTTGGCTCGATCGAACAGCCGGCGGTAGCGGTCGTAGCCGTAGGGGAACACCCGGGCGTTGGGCACCGGCACGCCGCAGGCTTTCACCGCATCGAGGGCCCGGGCGGTTAGTGGCACGGTGCGGGGCTGGCCGTTCTTCGTCTTCCAGAACGTCACCCGGCCCCGCTCCAGATCGACATCACCCCAGCGCAGCCGCTCCGCTTCCCCCCATCGGGCCGCGGTCTCAAGGAGGAACACAAGCACCAGGGCGGCGGCGGGTTCCTCGATCGCTTGGAAGTATTCGCACAGCTGGTCCCGCTCGCGGTCGCTCATCACGCGGTCCCGCTCGCCGCCGGGCTTCAGCTGCTTGGGCATCGCCGGCCGGGTGGTGATGCGCCCGTGGAGCTGGGCATCGCTGAACATCGCCTTGAGGGCGGAGAGCTTCCGGTTGATGGTGGCCGGCCGGTTGCCCTGGCCCCGCAGCGAGGCCCGCCACTGCTCCACCGCTGGCGCGTTGATGGTCTCCAGTGGTGTTGAGGGCCCGAAAAATTCCACCGCTGCGCCGCTGTAGATCGCGGCCGTTCGTTCATAGGGCAGCCCAGCCCATCGCACCTTCAGCGATAGCTGCCGGGCCTGGGCCAGGGTGAAGCCCTGGGCATTCACCACCGGCTCGGCCATCAGGTGGTCGCGGAGCTCCTTCCGCTTCCGTTCGGCCTCTGCCTTAGTGCGGCCGCTGGCCTGCCGGCGCTTCCCGTCGATCGTGACATCAGCAATCCAGCGGGTCTGGCCGCTGGCATCAGTTCGTTTTCGGACTGCTCCGCTCATGGTGTGGTGTGGGTAGGTGGTTCAGAGGCTTTTGATCTGGCGGAGCAGGGCCCGCCCCCGGCTCGAAAGGGAGACCAGGTAGCGGCGCCTCTCCTCGGGGTCTTTGGTGACTGCAAGCAGGCGGAGGCCTTCGCGTCCAGTTCGGTGGGTATCGGACAGCGCATTTACCGTCCGGCTTACAGAGGCATTCGATAGCCCCAGCTCCTGCTCGATCTGTTCGTAAAGGCATGGCTCAGCCCTGGCAACCATTAAATAGACCTGGACGTGATGGACTGGGAGCGCGGTTGGCTCCAGAACTGAGAAAGCGGCCAGAGCGGCCTCAAGTCGATCCAGATCCATGGTCTAGTGGGGACACTAGAGTAGACACTAGTACACCTCTGTAGACTGATCTTGCAACCGCTGCGGGACTGCTGCAACCATGCAGCATGGTGCAACAACCCCTTTCGAGTTGGCAGCTCAATCGAAAGGATTAGGCGCTGAGTTTCCATAATTAGGCCTTTGCTGCAGGGGTGTATTCATCCCCCCCCCCCCCCCCCAGAAGCTCCTCAGCTTCCGGGGTCAGGGCTAGGAGGTAGCCGCGGCGGTGCGGGTGCCGCCGGGTTTTGACCAACTGGAAGGGGGCCGGCACCCACCTCCCTGCCGCCATCCGATCCCGGCCCCTCAGGGCCGAGAGGATGCGGTTTGTGGAGGCCACTGCCTGCGGCCGCCCCGGTCGGCCCATCGCGGTGCCGAGGTCCCGGGTGTTGTCCACCCCCGCGGCGACCCATAGCAGGGCCTCCACGGTGGCGATTGTCACCCGGCCACAGCCGGCGGTCTCGATCGCCGACATCCGCAGCCGGTGCAGGATTTCGGCTTGGTGTTGGTGGTGGTTCATGCTCTCCGGCTCCTTTCGTTGGTAAAAACCACGACGTGGTAGCGGACCGATGGCCGACGACTCGGCTGGAGTTCCCCTCGAACCTTGCGCCGGCGCTCCTGTCGTTGCTGGTGCTGGAAGGCCAGCAGGGCAACAGGGCCCAGGGTGAATGCCGCGGCGATCGCCACGGCTGCAGCGGTGGGGCTCATCGGCCCGCCCCAATGTTCTGAAGCACGATCAGCGCCCCGTGATGCAGCTCCAGTTGCTCCCGCGTGGTCGCCCAATCGCTATTGCCCGGCGGCAGCAGCTGCACCTGCTGGGCCAGCAATTCCTCCAGCGCCTGGACCCGTGGCGCCAGCGCCGCGGCCGCGGCATTGGCCTGCTCTCGGTTGATCATTTCGTTTCTGGGGTGAGGTTGAACAGGGGGCCCAGCTGGCTCCCATCGTTGAATGGCAGCCAGCCCTGGGCTGGTCTCTCGGTGCGCTGCACCAGTGGCGACCACTCGCGGGGCTCGGCGCCCTTGATTGGCAGCGGCTCCTGTCTGTAACGGTGCATGGGCTGATCCGGAGCGGTGAAATCAGGCATCAATCACCACCAAAGCCGGCCAGTCGGGCATGCAAGGGTCGTAGGCCTCCTCCAGGGCCAGCCGAAGTTCACTGGCGGGAATGAAGGCCCGGCCGCCTTCAACCCAAACGAGGGTTTGCTTACCGTCAACGATGTGGCCTCGTTGGCAGTTGGTCAACACCGTGTCAACGGTGGGAGCGATTGCTTCAGGCCCAAACGTCTCAATTTGCAGATCAACGCGGTCAGCGTGACTCATGGCCTCAAACTCTTCTCGGGTTGTTGTTGCCTGGGGATCGACGTACTGCTGCCACAGCTCAAAGCTTTCGGCAATTTGGCTGTAAGAAGGCGATTGCATGGCTTGATTTATTCGATGAAGTGGGCAGTGCTGAGCACTGCAGGGGGCCCAAGTCGCCCAGGGCCCCGGGCAGTGGTCAGGGGCCAGGCCACTCGTTGGGGACCTGGCGTGGGATGGCTGACCCTGGCGGTTGCTGGGGCCCCCAGAGGCCAACCAGCAGGGCCACCACGGCCAGCACGAGGCGAGCGCTATCCATGGCTGGCCTTCACCACGGCCACCAGGTCGTCGAAGCTGATGGCGCGGTCTTCGTGGAGCTCGAACCACTGAGAACCGAGCCGGACAAACCACGTCAACAGGCGGTCAGTTACCGGCTCACTGATTGCGAAGGCCTCCATGTATTGGGTCGCTCTCCAGCGGAACGGAGGCAGGCAATTCAACGCTTCATCCGCTCGCTCTGCTGTCACCCTGCGGGCCCCAGTGCAGTATTTGGCCCGGTCGGCCTGGGAGGCCCTGGCCTCGGCTTCAATGAATGGCAACACAACTGCGTCGGCGCTGATGCGACCATTCATCTGGAGCTCGTCGACCGTTTTCTTCTCAAAAATGCAGCGGTTTTCCTCGTTGAGGAATGAATAAATTCTGCCGGTGGCAGGGTCGAAAATTGCCGGGGTGGTGTCGGTGATGCCCATTACGGTTGGGTGGTTGGTGGGTAGGTGGCTGCCAGAGGGCAGCAGGGAAGCCCCGAGGGGCCTCCGTGCTGTCGTCAGGCGTCAAGCAGGCGCTAGGCTCTGACTCCGCGGGGCCTTGCTCTTGAAGCCCTGCACGCCGTATTTCAACGCCAGTTCTTCAAGGCTGCCGGGATTGGCGCGGGATTGGCCTAGTCCGGACGGCTTCCAATACCAACACTGCCGGCCAGCGTGCCAGCGGCAACCCTGCTCCTTGAGGGCCTCCTTCTGTGGTTTCGTGTTGCCACGAATCCAAACCCATAAGCCGATTAGATCAATCTGCAGTTCTGGCAGTTTGAGCAATTCGCCGATCTTGTCCATGATTTCCTGCTCTCGCTCTGATTGGTAGGTGTATTTCCTGCCGTCCTGCTCTTGTCCATGGCCTGCCTTTAGGCACTGGTGATATTGCGCATTAATTACCTTCATGGTTTCCAGGCATCCGCCTAAATCTGGGTGATGCTGGCGGGCTAATTCCCGATATTTCGATTTGATCTCGGCAACGGTTTTTAATCCTTGGAAGTAGTTCACGGGCAGTAGGTGGTAGGTGGTAGGTGGTAGGTGGCTGCCAGAGGGCAGCAGGGAAGCCCCGAGGGGCCTCCGTGCTGTCGTCAGGCGGGAACAATGCGGCGGCCATCGCGGCGCCATCGGCGGGGCTGTTGTGGTGCCTGCTGCTGGGGTGCGGCGGCAGTGCCTGCTTCGTTGCGGCCATAGAGCCAGCCGTGGCCTTTGCACCCGAAGCAAACCCCGCCGGCAATGTGCCGGAAGTGCGGGAGGTGGCCGGTCCCGTTGCAGCCGAAGGGGCAGGGGTAGGCGCGGCGGCTGCCTGGCCACGGATTCGGGGCCAGTGGTCGCCACCAGCTGGGCCGGTCTTCGGAATGCAGCTGCCAGAGCGGATCGGCTGCGGCTGTTGCATCGTGGATCGTGTAGGGCATGGGGTTGGTTGGTTGGTTGGTAGGTGCTGCCGGGATTGGGTACGGCTCCCGACTGGCCACGGCAGGCCTGTTCAGCGGGGCCTGCCGTCTGCTGCGGTAACGGTGAATTGATGATCCGGGTAGGTCTTGGCCAGGGCAGCGGCGCGAGTGAGTAACCGCGAGCGGTTGGCCTCTGTGTGCTGGTGGTGCCAGCGCTGCCAGCCGTCAGACGGGGAGCCGCTTAGATCAGGGGAGCGGCACCAAAGGGACCAGAGCATTGGGCTAGGTGGGTAGGTGAGCAGGGATCACGCCAGCGCCAGAACGGCCAGCAGATCGGCGCGGCGTCCGTTGCGGGCCAGGGCACGGTGACCGGCGGCACGGGCCAGCTGGCGGAGCTCGATCACGGTCAGGAGCTCAATCACGGTCAGGGCGGCCGCCGCTGGGACTAGAGGGGCCACGGCTGCCGGTGCTGCCGGTGCTGCCACTGATGCCGGTGCTGCCGGTGCTGCCGGCTTCCAGCCAGCAACGCATAGAACCAGCGCCGCCACCGCTGCCACCGCAGCACGGGCCACTGGCAACAGGGCCAGGCCCCCAGCCGCAGCAAATTCAATCGGATGGGCCCTGAGGCCCCGGGTCGTCGTCGTCATTGTTCCCTCGTGGTAGTTGGGGTAGGTGGTGCCAGGCTCCGCAGTCGTCAGCGGTTCCCCTGGCTTCCATACAATACAGAGGTGGAATAGTTGGGGGGAGGGCCTTTTGCTCTGCTGTTGTAAATCGTTACAAAGAGGGGTTGACGGATGGGCCCTGCCCCTGGCCAGCACGGCAGGCTGGCCCTCCAACGGATGTTCAATCCGCCGACACCCCCTGCCCTGCCCCTGTTCTGTCCCTACTGCTGCCGGATCCATGGCCAACGGCTCCCAGCCAGGGCAGATAGGCCACCCCACCGGGGGGGATTGCCGCGCCCAGCGCTTGGGGGACCCCCCGACCAAATGCGCCACATTTTCCGGGGCGCTGGGGGAGCAGTGGACACCAGGGCTGCAGTGGATCCCGTGATTGGGAGGTTGGTGTCTCGTACGGCTTCGCCCCCCATCGCCCCTAAACAGCCCGCCTCGCCGGCGGGGCATCCCAGCTGCGCTTCGCTCCGCTGGGATTCACACGGTGGAAGAGGGGATGTGTGCGTGGGGGGTGGGGGGAACCGTTGAGGCCGGGCAACCGGAGGCCTTGGATCGACGGCTGCTATGGGATCACTAGAGAGATCATTAGAGCGAATACCAAGCCGGCCTGTTATGGAAGGGGTTTCAGGGGGTAGCTTTATCCGGTCCGATATAGGACCAAAACGACAACCCTCTCCACGACTGGGCTGCGAAACCAGAAGTGGATGCAAACGGGCTGTCTGACCGCCCCAAACGCGATCAACGAATGGACTCTAGGCATTTCATCAAGACCTACATGCCGGACACCAGTGCCACGGAAGACAGGCTGCTGCTGCTGCTGCGGCAGAAGCGATTGCAGCCGCGTGACCTTGTGGTTGTGCGAGCTCTGCAGATGTGCATGTGCAAGGCCGCCGGGAGGGACCAGGGGCGGATCAAGGCGAGCGTGGCGTACTTGGCGGAGCTATCGGGAACCAAGGAGCCGAACGTCCACACGACGATCACCCGGCTGCGGAAGGAGTACCTGGTGGTGCGCTGCCGAAACCGTCGGACTGGGGAGCTGTACTACCTGCTGGACCCAAACCTGTTTTCGATCGGGAGGGCCCAAAAGGAAGGGCACCTGTGGGCTCAGTTCAAGGAAGCCTTCGACTGTGGCGGCGACATGGAGGAGTGAGGAAGGCGGCGTTAGATTTCGCCTGACGCTGCAATCCATCCGTGTACCTCAGCAACGCCGAGAAAGAGGCTTTGTGGCTGACCGGCTACGGCGATGTTCCGCCATGGGCGGTGCAGCAAGGGCTTGAGCAGGCGCTGGCACGCGGGAGCTATGTCCCTGGCGAGGAAGCGCTGCGGTTGCGGCTGGCAAATGCGCTCGATCTGGAGGAGCGGCTGGCAACGCAGCGGGCCGAAGAGGCGCAGGGGGCCGAGGACGAGCCCGCCACAGCGGGCCAGGATGCCGCCGAAGAGGCCCCAACCGGCCAGTGGCGGTCTCCGCTGGAGATCGTGCAGGAAGGGGCCGAGGAGGCGGTGCAGGAGGCCACTGGCGAAGAGGAAGCAATGCCGGCCGCTGTGGATCAGCAGATCGAGGACCGCGATTTCTCCAGCTTCTCCAAGACACAGCTGGTCACCTTTGCCGCGGATCAGTTCGGGGTGAAGCTCAATCGATGGGTCTCCAGGGATGAGCTGATTGCCCAGGTGCAAAACCTGGTGGACGAGGGCAACGGGGACGTTCCGGAGTGAGCGGTATGCTGGCTTCGTCGGTTGGGTGTGGTAGCCCGTCCGGTAGGTGCAGGAGATCCCCGTCCGGGCTTGCCTTGGCGGGGGTTTCCCGTTGATCCCTGATTGGGAGCCGCTGCCAGAGGAGCTGTGGCCGGCCGATGCGTTTGCGGCCTACATCCTGCAGGAGCTGGGCCTGGCCGATGAGCCAACCAAGCAGCAGCTGGGCATCATCGAGTGGGGCGATTCAGGCCCCCAGTTCCAGATCACCGTCGGTTTCCGGGGGGTGGCCAAGTCCACGCTGGCCGCCATCGATGCGATGCGGCGGCTGCGGATCGATCCCTTCAATGAGCGGGTGCTGATCGCCTCGAACACGGACGAGAAGGCGGCAGAGATCACCGGGCAGATGCTGGCCTGGACTCAGACCATCGACATCTTGCGGTGCCTGCAGCCGCGGCCTGATGGCCTCAAGGCTGCCGGTGCGTTCAATGTGGCGCCGGCCCGGATCGGGGCGGAGCAGGCGCCTTCCGTGCGGGCCTCGGGGATTCTGGCGTCAGCGCTGACCGGGAAGCGGGCCACCTTCATCGTGCCCGATGACATCGAGACCCTGAACAACTCGATCACACCGCTCAAGGTCGAGCGGTTGTTTCACGCAATCAGCGAGCTCGAATCGATCATCAAGCCGGCCGATCGTGACTGGGACGCAGCGAATCCTCCCAGCTACGACATGGCCGACCAGGTGCGGCAGGTGTTCCCGCGGAAGATCTGCTACAAGGGCACCCCTCACCTTGAAACAAGCCTCTATTGGCGGCTGGTGCGCGAGCGGGGCTATGCCATCCGCTTCTGGCCCTGCCGGTATCCGGATCCCAGCAAGCCGGACGAGTGGGGGGCATACGAAGGGCACCTAGATCCGCTGATCGCCGAGGAGGTGACGACGCACCCGGAGCTTGTGGGGGCACCCACCGACCCGGAGCGCTTCGACCACGAGGAGCTGCTGGGCCGTCAGAGCCGGCTGAGCCGCCAGAACTGGCAGCTGCAGTGGATGTTGAACACCAGGATCAGCACGGCCGATCGCTATCCGATCCGCCTTGGTGACCTGGTGGTGCTGCCGCTGGATGGGAAGGCCCTGCCGGAGCTGGTGGTCTGGTCGGACGATGCCGAGTTGCGGCACAGCGATCTGGTGTGCGTGGGGATGGGCGCCGATCGGCATTACCACAAGCCGAAGGTGCTCGGCAGCTGGCTGCCGCGGGCGGAGAAGTGGAATGCCGGCCTGTTCATCGATCCTTCCGGCCGCGGCAAGGACGAACTGGCCTGGAACGTGCAGGTAGAGCTGAACGGCAACGTCTTCCTGCTCGATGAGGGCGGCACCAGCGCCGGCTACGAGGAGGAGGTGCTGATGATGCTTGCCCAACGCGCCAAGCACTGGGGGGTTGTCACCGTGAAAGTCGAGTCGAACTTCGGCGACGGCATGTTTGCGGCCCTGCTGCAGCCGGTGATGAACAAGATCCACCGGGTCCTGGTCGAAGAGGAGCGGGTCAGCCAGCAGAAGGAGCGGCGGATCGTGGACATCCTGGCGCCGCTGATCCAGCAGCACCGGTTCATCGTTGCCAAGCAGGTGCTGCAGCGCAGCTATGCCGAGGCCGAGCAGGATGCGGAGCACGGCCACCTGCGGTCACTGCCTTATCAGCTCTCACGCATCACGACGGAGAAGGGGAGCCTGGAATGGGCTGACCGCGTTGATGCCCTATCGCTTGGGGCGAAGCACTTTCTGGACCTGCTGGCAAAGGACCAGGAAAAGGAGCAGCAACGGCGAATTGACGAAGAGGAGGACGCCCTGCTGGAGCTGTTCCTGAGCGATGACGCGAGCGCGATCGACACCCTGGTGCTGGGCGGTCGGCGACCAGCCCGACGGGGGCCCCAGGGAGGCGTCAGCCGGGAGCCGCGGCCCGTGGCCCAACCATCCGGAAAATCCTCTTAGTTGGACGATCACGCCGCCCCCTCCACCGGAGGGGTGGGCAGCGCCACCAGGCGGCGCTTTTCCCGGATGCGGCTGCTGTCGATGTTGCTGCTGATCTTCGCCTTCAGGCGTTCCCTCTGCGAATCGCCGATCGAGGAGGTGATCCCGTTGTGCTTCAGCACCGCCAGGGCCAGGCGCTTGTCCTCGTCGGTCGGCACTCTCACGCTGCCGTCATCAAGGACGCGGACATCGAGGGCCTCTTCAACCTCCTTCAGTAACTTGGCCTGGATTGATTCCAGCAGCTCCTGGTGGTCGGCCACGCTTACATGGGTGCAGAACTCTGGCTCCCATCATGCCTTCTCTTGTCGGACCGACCAAGACGCCGCATCAGTTCGGTTTCAAGCTCGGCGACTCCCGCCTGGTGGTCAACGACCAAACCGAAGCCCTGACGGCGTTCGGCTTCAACGGCACAAAGCTGTTCACCGTCCCGTGCCTGGCGCGGGGCCAGGGCGGCGACGACGAGTGGGAATCGCCCAACACCGACACCCCGCCGGGGCTCTACAAGGTTGGGTCGGTGTGGCGCGACTACGAGCGGCTTGGCGATCGCCCGGCGACCGTCCCGCCTGACCTCCTGCCCTACGGGTGGTTCACCCTTGACCTGGAGGAGCTGGAAGCCCAGGAACGCCGCTACGGCCGGGCCGGAATCGCCATTCATGGGGGAGGGTCGGGGCTGGGCAGCCGCGGATGCTGGCAGCCGTTCCAGCCCCTGTTGACGACGCACGGCTGCGTCCGGGTCCACAACGCTGACCTGCGCGACAAGATCGTGCCCCTGTTGGCCAAGGGCACGGTGTTCGTGTCGGTCTATCAGGAGGGTTAGACGTAGGCGATCGCCAGTTGCACATCACCAGCCGTTGCGACCGTGCTGCCCAGCTGGGCAGCGTCGGTTGTGACGGCCACCCCGATCCCGGATGAGAAGGTGAGGCCGCCGGGGGCAAGTGAGATTTCTTTGGAGCTGCCGGCGGGGAGCGTCACCACCACTGACGGCACGTCGGTCCCCAAGGTTGGCGCCGTGGCCTTCTGGAACAGCCTGACGTATCTGGCCGCTGCGGTGGTGTTGTTGGCGGTCAAGGCGTAGATCGTGCCCGCAGTTGCCTTGACGACGGTTGCGGCGCCAGTGTTGTTGGTGAACAGCGCCGGCCCGCCCGTGGCCGGGAATGTCTGGGTGTTGGTGACTGTGCCGCTGGTGGTGACGGAGCCGGTTACAGCCACACTGCCGCCCGCCACCACCACCGCAGGAGCAGCCCCGGCGACGTTTGTACCGCGCCCATTGACAATTTCGGTGGACAGCTCCTCGTATTCGATTGCCGAAAGGAAAGTCACCAATGCGTTGGTGTTGCTGGCGGGCGCAGTCGCTCCATTTAGCCATCGCAACTGCAATTTATACAGGGCATGAGGGCTGGGACCTCTTAATTGCTGGCGATAGCTGTTGACTCGGCCAGCGGTGCTATCTAAAGCCGCAGAGCCGTGAAACCACGTTTCGTCATATGACGCTTCAATTTCAAACAGCTTTGCAGGCGAGGCCGTGGTTGGATACGTTTGTGCAGCCGATTGGTTTACGGCCAGCCCTCCGGTCCGTACCTGGTGCTTGGCTTGGGTGACAGTGGTTCCGTCAAACACCAGGCCGGCAGTCTCCAGCCCGTCCGGCACGCCGGTCTCAGGATCAACAGAAACCAGCTCAACAAAAAATGTCTGGTTGGCAATCCGCTGGCTAAGCGACAGGCCAATCGCAACTTTTATGGGTAGCAGAAAAGTTTGATTGGACAGCAGGCTGGTCGTGTTGTTTGCCGTGGTTCCGCTACCTAAAGTCAGTGTCCCGGCGGATTCCGAAATCGTGCCCGCCCCTACGGTGGAGGTCCACAGCGAGGTGTTGATAACGGCATCGGAAAACGAATCGCGGAATGGCGTTCCATTCGTTGTTGCCGGCTTGGGTTCGGGGTAGATGGGCACGGGGGATGGGCGGGGCTCCCCTCATGCTACGGGGGTGCAGAGCATTTGATCTAGCTCTTGGCCAGCTTGGTGACGATGCCAGCCAACAGCTCCAGCGCCCGGTAGCCCTTCACCAAGGCTCGATCAAAGGTGCTCAGGGCATCGTCATCGCGAGGTGTCGGGGTGAGGTTCACGACCACCACGGCAATGGCGTGAACCACAGCGCCAGCCACCATCCATTGCTCGAAGCTATGGCCGAGGATCATTGCTCCTGCCTCCCTTCCAGGGTCGAGATGCGGGTTTCGTGGTCGTTGCAGCGATCCCACAGGCGATCAATGGAGACATCGAGCCGCCCGATGGTCTGGTTGAGGTGGTTCAGGCTTTGTGTCAACAGGGCCAGCGCCGTGGCCTGTTGCGTGTCCGTGTTCGATCGAGCGTGCACCCACCGATCTAGCTTGCCAAGCAGCCAGCCGGTCCCCAGGACCGCCATGCCCGCAATGGGCTCAGGGACTGGCATAGCGACTTGGGGCAATACGGCAACTTTACAAGGGTGCAGAGCGTTTTGCTTGCGCCTTTAGCCAGCATTGACGATGGTAAGCCAGTTCTCCGAGCCACTTGTGAGTTGAACGGTGCCGGTCCCAAAGGGATAGACCTCAACTCTTACAGTGCCTTGTGACATAAATTTAGAAATGCTACAACCTACCTCTACGACAGTTTGCCCGCTCGGAACAACTGCATTTACTACCCTATTTCCACTTGGGGTGACAACGCGAAGCTGGACGCTGGTAATGCCAGTGGCCAGCAGGTTGACCCGCACCTTAGTGTTAATTGTGTAGAATCCCCCGCAGGGCAGAGTGAGCACGCCGCCAGATGCAGTGATAGCCCTCAGGGCAACAGCCGTATCAAACGCAACCGCAGTGAACGCGTTACCGGCAATAGATTGAGTAGTATTAAGGTAAAGTTCTGCGCTTGCATCCCCAGCGGGAAGCCTTACGTTTGCCGCATCAGGGTCAGTAATCTGGATTGTCTGATAGTTGTTATACCCAAAAATAATCAACTCATTAGTATCTTCTACCCGGATGTCTGCGGTAAGGTTGTTGCGAAGGTAGTTTCCTGAGATCATTGCGTCCCCCGGCTTTGAAGGATTCCAGTTTGGCGGTGGTGACGGATTGGCCTCGCCAGATCGGTTCCTAAGGATAAGGCCATATTGGTTACAGTTAATAATGATATTGCCCTCGATGAGTGCTCCGGTTGTTGTCCCGGCCTCGCTATTTATCACAAGGCCATTGCGCGTACCAAGGGCAGGGACGGTGGTATTTTCACTGTTGATGTAATTGTTGGCAAAAATAGAAGCGTCGGAATCGTCCCATCCGACGTTTCCGCACCCTCCCCGGTGCTTCAGGAAATGGTTCCCAGTCACCATGTTTCCCGTCGAACTAATGTCTACCGTAAGGTTTTCGTAGCCATTGTCATTAAAGCGATTGTTGATTATTTTTGTTTGATTTGCTTTGTTGAGGGCGACGCCGGTCCCTCCGTTCAACTTGACGTAGCAACGCTCAATTAAATTTTCAGTTGATGTAATTGAGTTTCCGTCAATCAAGATGCCGTAAAGCGGGGCCCCGTAGACCTCGACGCCAGACCAGGTGTTGCCGTTGCCCTGCACGCTAAAGCCGTTGTAGCCAGATCCCGTCAGCAAGCCGCGGGCACTTGCATTGCAATCAAGGCTAAACCCCTCGAACACGCAGTTGTTGCGTCCGGTCAAAACAAAAGCATGGCCGGACGCCATGCTGGATGCACAGCGAATAATGGTTCGCCCTGCCCCTGCCCCGCGAATCCTTAGCGCATCCCTCGGGATGGCCAATTCAGAAGTCAGTAGAAATATCCCAGGCGGCAGCTCGATTGAGTTGTTGGTCGTCAGCGCCTGTTGAAGGGTGGAATAATCAAGAATAGATGGATAGTCTGCGATCCTTGCTTGCACAGTCCTGGCGATTGCACCCGTGCCTGCTTGGCTGATCAACATAGGCGTATAGCGGCCATCGGGATCCACTGGGGAATAGTCCACCCAGTTCCAGGAGACAGCGATGGGGCTGCCATAAATCAATCGGGCTTTCACATCTGTGCCGCCAACAAATCCGGTCGGCTTCCCGGTCAGCGGGGCAAACGATCCCAACCCAGTGGTGTTGCTGATTTCAATCCGCTGGCCGGTTGTCGGGGAAGTCGGAATGTCTGCTACTGCCGCAATGGGCTGATACGGCAGTGCTGCTGTCACGGCCGCGGCAGTGCTCACTGCCAAGGAAGCCGCAGCGGCCGCAAGATCAGCTTGCTCTTGGATTGCGTACAGCGATTGCAGATCGGCCGTGTTGAGGTTGGTTTGCGTGGGAGGCGAGGCGGAGGCCCAGACCACCAGCTGCGTGCCTGATGGTGTGTTGCGGATGACGGTGATCGTCGTGCCCACGGCGGGAGCAACAGTGGTCGTGATCTGGGTGTCGGAAAGCCAGACGAAGCCGATCCCATCCACCAGCTCTGTGCCGCTCCCCGTGATGACGTTGTAGTTCTGGTAAACCTTGACGTGGGCTCGTACGAGGTAGGGGAACGAAACCGAAAACAAGCGGTTCGTGCCATTGCCAGGGGTCGTGGTGTAGGCAAGGGCCAAGGCGATACTCTGCAACTGTGTATCGCTGTATTCTGGCTCCCCTGGCGCCGGCTACAAGCTCATTGAGCGCTCCCCGGCACCAGGGCCTTGGTGACGGCGCGAAACTGGTTGTTTGCCTCCGGGATGCTGTTGCTGTACGCCTGTGCAGCGAGGCCCTGCCACTCCTTGGCCCATGGGGTCTCGCTGGCCTGCAGCTGCCCGGTGGCGCGAAGGTTGTAGTAGGTGTCGATCTCTCGGATCACCCATGGCCCCGGCATCTGCTGCCGCTTGGCCGGCGGTCGGTCGTTCACCTCCGGGTTGGAGGAGGTGGCCGGATCGGCCTGCAGGGCCCGGTACTCGGGCGAACGGAACAGCCAGTTGTAGGCCTCGTAGATGGTGCGGCCCCTGATCGCCTTGGCCACCAGGCTGCTCAGCGGCGTTTCGATCGCATCAACATCCTTCACCGTGACCCGCTCGCCGTTTTCCCGCTTCAGGAATTGTGCGCTGATCGACTTGATGCTGAACTCCCCCGATCGGCCGTAGAGGTCGTTGAGCAGGTAGTAGTCGTCACCTCCCTTGGTGCTGTAGCGGTATCGGTTCCATTCCTTCTGGGCCTCGGGCGCCAGGGGGACGCCATTGAGGCGGCCGGTCAGCAGCACCTCGGGCGGGTCGAGGAGATCCTGCCGGTCCAGCTCCTGATGCACCGGGCCGGTGAAGAAGCCCGGCATCCCAACCGGGTGGTCCTCCTGCCGCATCCCATCGGAGAGGTGGATGTCGCGGCCCAGGTGGTCCTTCTCCCGGTAGGCCACGCCTGCCACACGGCCCAGGGCCGGCTGCAGCGTCACCAGCAGGTTGCGCAGGCCGTCCTCGGTGAACCGGATTTCCTCGGGCATGTTGCGCATCAGATCGCGGTCGCCGGGGGTGATCTCGGGGTAGCGGTAGAAGTCCTTGCTGCCGCTGGTGTTGAACGGGTTTCGCTCCAGAGTGCGGACCAGGCCGCCGACGGGGTTGCCTTGGCCTGATGCGACCCAGCCAAAGAACTGCTTCCATTTCGCCTCGTCGCCGGACTGGACGACTTCCATGAATCGCTGCAAGAACTGCAGGGGGGTGGCCCTCACGATTGCGCCGGTCATCACCTGCATAATCGCGGCGGTGATCGTCACGTTGTCCTGCTGGCTGGCGCCGGCCGCCTCTGCCGCATCGCGCAGATCCTTCCACAGCATCAGCGTGTTCAGCAGCGGCACCTGACCCAGTGGGATCGGGAATCCAAAGACCGTGTTGGGGATGTTTCCTGCAGCCAGCCATTCCCGCCGCTGCTTGGGGTCTTGCGGGCCGTTGCCGGTGAGCTTCCCCCACGGGTTGTCGAGCGCGAAGTAGCTGGCCCCCAGGAAAGCCGACAGCACCCAGGCGCTTTCCAACTCGGCAAGCTGCTTTGCCGTTGGCGAGGGGCCGTAAAATTGCTTCTGAAGCACCGTCCTGGCGAGCGGCCCAAACGGGCCCAAGGCAGTGTCAAGCAAGAAGGCAATGCTGTTGGTCGGGATCCGGGGGAACGGGAAGGCCGTGGAGTCCAGGATCCAACTGGCCTTCTGCGCTCGCTTCTGGATGTCGAAGACGGCGCCGGCCAGGCCCTCCGGGTCGTTCTGCATCCGCATCTGCTGGGCGTAGTCCCAGGCCCCCTGCTGCATGTCGTTGGCCAGCACCGGGGTGCCGGGGATCCCCTTCTGCGCCATGTAGGCCCGCAAGTCTTCGTCGCTGGCCAGATCCTTGGTGATGCCGTTCTTGCGGCGGAAGTCGATCAGGTTCTGCTCGCTCGGGATCTGCTGATAGATCGCGTCTTCGAGCTGCTTGTCCACGTAGGCCTTCAGCCTGGCCTGATCGGTCACGCCAGTTTGCGCATCCACCAAGCCCAGCTGGATGCCGTTGCGCTTGGCATCCATCAGCAGATCGTTGTGGAGCTTGAACCGGTACATCCGGGCCCCCACCACGTTGTCGTCCGCCGCCAGCATTCGGAAGCCGGGAGTCACCGGGAAGTTTTCGACACCAGGGATTTTCTCCATCAGAGATTTCTGGGTCAGCTTCCAAGCCACATGCAACTTGTCGCGCACATCACGGATGACACCTTCATCCCCGACTGGGTTTACGTCCCAGTTGATTGGCCTCTGCAGCACCTCCCGCGCCTGCTGCAGCTCTTGCTCGGGGGTCAGCGCCCTCCCGTGCATGTCGATGTCGCTGGCGAATGGCGTGTTGCCATCCAGGAACCGCTCCCAGTAGAGCTCCCGGAAGCCCAGCCGCATCGCCCGCTGGGTGGTCCAGAACACCTCCCACGCGGTCTGGTAGCCCTCCAGGCGATCACGCCAGGCAGTGCGGAACAGCTTGGTGCCGAACGGTGCCATCAAAGGCCCGTTCTCCGCTGCCACCTTCGCCATGCCATAGATCTCCATCACCCTGTTGGGGATGGCGCTGCTAAAGATTGGCGTGAAGCCGTTGAACAGCCACGTGTCCTTCACGTAGCCCAGGTCGCGGCGGGCGGCCGGTGATGTCCACTTCTCATCGAGCATGCCGAGGGGGTCCATCCCGGCGATCTGGATGTCGAGCTCCAGCTGCTTCAGGCCCGCCACGCCATCAGGGCCCTGGTCCACCAGGTTGACCACCTTCCCGAAGATCGAATCGTCGCTGTAGTCGGCGATTTCCTGCTTGGTGGGGATCGGGTTGTCCTCGGTGCCAGGGCGGACGATCAGGTCCTGCTCGGGGATCCGCAGCTGGTCGGCAAAGTCGCCTGGGGTCTTCTTGAGGCTTTGCAAGGATTGGCCCAGCCGGCGGCGGTTCAGTGCCCAGTTGCGCTGACCCAGCAGGGCCTTCTGGTAGCTGGTCGCAAATTTGCGGCCCAGCTCCACCGGCGCCGGCACCCCGGCCTCTTCCATGAAGGCCCGGATCGAGCGGATGTCAGCCAGCATGTTCTGCATGGTGAGGTCCGCGATCACCCGGTTACGGGTGGTGGCCTCCAGGATGTTCTGCACCGGCACCATGTTCTGGGCAGCAAACTGCGCCAGAGCGTCGTAATCGAGGCCGGCGGCGGGGAATGCCTCTGAGGCCATGTCCGCGAACTGCTCGGGACTCACCGGCGAGGTGACAAAGGCGTGATCGCCGGGGGCCTTGCTGGCCCAGTCGCCCAGCAGCACCTCGGCCGCGGCGCCCATGTCCTCGGCGGGCAGCTCGTCAAACCAGTCCGCCAGCTGGGCGAAATTCTGGAAGCGCCCATCGGCGCCCATCGGCGTTTCCCGCTCCCCCAGTGATCGGCGCACCAGCCGCCGAATCGAGTCGGAGTCCATCGCCCCCAGGAAGCGGCGCAGCATCTGGGTGGCCGGGTCTCCGGTTTGGTCGTTCAACAGGAGCCGCGACACCCGTTCGGTGTGGTCCAGATCGGCCCGTTGCTTGGCCAGCCGTTGCTTCAGCTCGGCAATCTGCCGGAGCAGGTCGTCGCAGTTGCTCATGTGCCGCAGCCTCCTTCGTTGAGTTTCTGTTGCAGGTCATCGATCTGGGCCCTGGTGCCATCGATCTGGCGCTGCTGTTCAGGCAGCGGCAGCCGGGGGCTCCCTGCGGCGAAGTCCTGCACCGGCACCACCACTTGACCGCCCGAAGTATCCCGCGAAACAGACTCCACCGCCTGCTGCACGGCCTTGCCGTGAGCGGCCACCTGGTCGGGATCAAACCCTGCGGCAGCCAATGCGTTGCGAAGCTTGTTGGCCGCTTTGCGCCGACCATCCACTGGCTTGGTCGCCAGCACGTAGGCAGCCCGGTCCAGATCGGACTCGAACTGCAGGGCGTTCCGTCCGTAGGTAGGGGGATTCTTGGTCAGCTCGGGGGGCAGGGTGAACTCGGGAGCTCCGGAGACCTCGCGGAATATCGACGACAAGGCCCCAAGGCCATCAGACGTGGGCACTGCATCCCGGCTCCACGTCTGCTCAAACCATCCGTCTTGGTGGTATGTCCTAAGAGGTGCCGCTGAGAAATCGTATCTTTCTATAAGATTGCCTTGTCGGAAGTCTTCGAAGATCGAGCGTGTCGACATAAACCCGTTGCCGCTAAGAGCGTTCCAAACTTTTTCACCAAAATCAAGAACACGGTCGACACCGGAGAAGAACTTGAGCGCCAGTTTCCCAATCTTGCCGTCTGGCGGGTACTCCGCAAGGAGGTACTGCGTCGGGTCCGTGCCACCTCTTCTTGCTGCTGCATAGCGCTGTACCGCAACTGCTTGGGATTCACCATAGGAGATCTTGGCGCTGTCCAGTAGATGGCCGCTACCGATGGCAATCTTGAGGCGTGCCCAGGTGGAGTCGAGTATCTTCGCTTCACTCTCGCCAAGCGCTAAGTACTGAATGCGGTGCCATGCTTCGTGGTAGGCCGTTTCTGTCCCGTCAATTAGGGTAGCGGGGCTATCTAATCCGTTAATCGTGATGTAGTCTTGCTCAAAATCTGGGGGTTGATGCGGAGTGTAGGAGCCTTTTACTGCCCAAGCTTCCCCTGGCATGCCACCCCATTCCTTGGGGGCCGGCCCGACTGGATAGGTGTCATTAAAGCGGATCACTACATCGTCGCCTGCTACTTCGCGGATCGTATTTGTGAGTATGACGCGCAGCTTGTCTTTTGTCTCTAGGGAAAGTTTTCTGCCGTTGGGGGTAGTCCACTCCTGCCCCAGCCCCTGCGCCTTCTTCTCCTGCAGCGAAAGGAGGTCGTAGCCCTCGGCCTCCCGCGCCGCCTTCTCCGCCGCCCAGGCGATCTCGGCATCCTGCCGGGCGTACTCCGCCGCTAGTCGCAGCTCATCGGCCGCCGCCTGCCGGGTGGCGGGCATGTTCGGCAGCTGATCCTCCAGCGGCAGCGTGGGGTCCATGGCGGCCAGCTCCCGCTGCACCGCCCTGATGTCTGCCGACGGGGCCGGGGGGAGATCGAGCGGCCCCATTTCAGTGGGCCGGACCTCGCCGTTGGCGATCGCCCGCTGGATGGCATGGGCCTCCAGCGTTGCCCGATCGGGCTCGGGGATCGGTGGCGGCGCCGGCGGCGGAGGGGCCAGCTCCTGTGGGGTGGCCTTCATGCCACTGCTGGCCAGTTCCCGCTCGATGCTGTCGCCAATCTCCCGTTGGATCTGCTTGGCCACGATCGAAGCGTTCTCGCCCTGCGCGATCCGCTCGGCTCCCTGGCTCAGCAGCTCCCCCACCGGACCGGATTGGTTCTTGAGGGTGTCGAACAGGCCCAGGGCCTGCTGGGCATCGGCCACCCGCTGGCCGGCGGCGGCCGTGTCGATCGTGGTTGCCCCGGCTTCACTCAGGGCATCGGCGTTCCTGGTGGCGAATCCGAATAGGCGGCGGTCCTTGGCCAGGCCCAAACGGACATCGGCGACCAGCTCGGCACGCTGCAGCATCGGGTTCAGCACTTCATCGCCGAACAGGCCGCCCTGCGCCGACGAGGCCACCACGTTGCCTTGCTGCTTGGCCTGATCCAGCACCTCGCGGAAGGTGTCCTCGGTCATCTTCGGCCGCTGCTTCAGCACTTGATAGGCGCCGCGCATCCCCGGCTCATCCAGGCCAGATTCACCCAGGGCCACGAAGCGGCCCAGCCGCTGCTCGCCGTTCACTGCCTGCTGGAAGATGTCATCTGGCAGTCGGCTCAGGGCCAGGCCCTGCCGCCCCCAGCCCTTGTCGAGGGGGATGCCGGCGGCCTGCAGCTGCGCCTGATCGGTCAGTCCGGTGGATCGGATGAACTTCGCCGCATCGAACGGGGTGCCATTGCCTGCGCTGATGTTGCTGATCGCTCCGGCCGCCCGGGCTGCCGCGGGGGTGGTGGCGTTCACCTCCTCCACCCGCAGCGTCGGGACGCCAAGGCGGTCGGCCAGTGCCCGGCGGTTGTGGCCGTTGACCACCTTGGTCTTGCCGTCGCGGGGATCCGTGAACACCTGCAGGACCCCCTCGGCGTTGGGGTCCCACCGCTCGACGCCGCCCAGCGACTGCCCCAGCTGCTCGCCTTGCGCGTTGATGCCCTCCTTGTATTGAAACTCCTGGGGCGCTGCGTAGATGTCCTCGGTCCGCATGGTGCGGATGTCGCCGCGCAGCCGGTTCGGCACGATCGTGGTGCCATCAGCAGACAGGGCCTGCATCCCGTTGATCACCTCCTCGCGGGAGAAGGGCCACGTCTTGCCGGTGTCGTCGCCGATCCGCTGCGCCAGGGCGGGGCTGGCGTCCGGGTGCGACAACTCCTCCAAGGTGGTGGCCGGCAGCCTGTCGAGCTGCGCCGACCAGGGCTGGAGGTCGCCAGCGCCATTCAGGTAGATCTCGCTGATCTTGTCGGTCGGGATGCCGGCCCAGGCCTCGCTGATCTCCTCCCGTGGTTGCGGCGCCGGCCGGGAGGCGATGACCTCCTCGATGTGCTGGAGCACCGGGCCACCATCGGCGCCGACGGCAGCCACCGCCCGCAGCTCGGCTGGGTCCAGCTGGCTTACCAGCTTCTGTGCATCGGCGACCTCTGGCAGCGCCGGGTCGTAGAACCACGGATCAGGCAGGGGAGCTGTCTCGGCCGTTGCTGCAGGAGTTGCCGAGGATTGCTCGGCAGCTGCCGGGGCTGCCGCGGGAACCGGGGCCTCCACGGGGGTGGTGACCATTTCCGTGGCGCCACGAACTTGGTCGGCCGGCTGCTGCGCACCACGACCCCAGCGGGCCAGCACCGCGTCGCGGGCTTCGTCGGGGGTCTGTGGGATCGGGACCGGGGCCGGCTTCTCCAGCGCCTGTTCGGTGAAGCGCTGCTGCTCCTCGATGTCCTCCACCAGGCCCCGGGCCTGCAGCTTCTCCCCTGCGGTCACATGGGTGGTGTTGGCGCCGGCCGCCCGTCGCCATCGGCGGATGTTCTCGAACTGCTTTCCGGCAGCTTTGGCGCCCACCCCAGCAGCTCGGGCGCCAGCCGATCCGGCCAGGCCTATCAGTTCGCCGACGGCGATGTTGGGGAAGATGCTTTTGAAGCCCGATGTAACCCGATCGTCCTTGGTCGGGTCCACCGCAAACGGTATCCCTTTGATGCCGGTGGCGGCCTCCAGCATGTTGCTCGGGTTGCCCTGGGTCGAGTCCTGCAAGAAGGAGCTCAGGCCATGCGTTACCCCCAGCGCAGTGCCCCAGCGCACGCCCCTGCTGGCCCAGCTCGCGCCCTTGACGCCAACGGTCAGGCCTTTGCCGATCGGCCCGCCGACTAGCGAGGTGGCGACCTCAACGCCAATCATGCGGCCCGTGTTATCGACTACGCCGCGCTGCCCCTCGGTCAAGTCTTCCGGCTGCTTGGCCCCCAGTGCCTGGTAGCCGGCCCTGACGTACGCATTTAATGCTCGACCAGGTGGGGATCGACGGGCATCGGCGTACTTGCCAGGCGCCAGGATCTTCTGGCCCAGAGAGATCACTCCTTCCCCTGCTGTCTGAAGGGCCCCGAACCCAATGGCTGCCTGCAGCTGGCGCACCACGGGCGATCGCCGGGCCGCCTCATTTACCAACATGCCAGTGGGGCCCAGGGCCAGCAATGTCAGGGCGCTAAGCGCCGGGTTTTGTGACCGAACAGTGCCCGGCTTCTGCGTTGCCTCAAGGCTGCGCAGTTGCTTGCCGGCATAGCGAAGTTCGTTGGTGATCGCATGCCACCACGGTTTCTGCGGAGCCTTGGCCTTCGGCTTCTGGGGCTTGGCCTTTGGCTTTGCGCCTGGGGTCGGAGGGGGTGGGGTGTGGTCGTGCGAGTGGTCATCGCCGACCAGTTGCCAGCGGCCATTCTTCTGGACGAGTGTTTGTGGCATCAGGGTCTCCTCGTGATGGATTGACGGACACGCCCTCCTGCCGCTTGTGAAGAGTCAGCTCCTCCAACGCGCAGCAGGCTGATGGCACCGCTTCTGGATGGGTTCTGCTTGCCACGAGTCGTTTCGGCAGTCCCCATTCCGTGGTTCAAATGCTCAAAGTGAAGGTGCGGCCCCGTACTCCTGCCGCTGCCAGCTTCCCCCTTCGCGCCACCGGAATACGCAACGATTTGGTTGGGCGAGATTCGCGCTCCATCTCTGATGTGGCCGGGGACGCTCGAAAGGTGCGCCATGCGAATCACGGAACCATTGGCCAGGCGGATGTCAATGAAGTTGCCATAGCCCTCATTCGCCTCAGAGGCCCTGCTGTTGGTTCTTGCAACACGAATCACGGTCCCGCCGACAGCCAACCCAAGCGGTGTTCCATGCGAAAGCCTGACGTCCCGGCCTTCGTGAGGGCGGCGGCGGAAGGATTCACGAGCGCCAAATTCACTGCCCAACTCATCAGGCTTCACACCTCTTGGGGACACCAGCATGGCCTGCCCCCCCATGCCGTATCCCCCACCTTCAGGCGGCCCGGGCCGCTGCATTGCCTGCCCCATGATGGATTGGCGGGCACTGATCAGCGCCTTCCGCACCTTGGCGGAGTCAATAGTCCCCATGTTCCCAGCGCTGTCGTTGTCGTAGTTGCCTCTGCCATTGGGCCCTTTGACTGCCGCCCATTCCGCCGCCATCGCCCGGTGAGCGGCGCCAAGGTCGTTGCTGCGCCCTGTCAGGTAGTCACGAAGTGCTGGCTGCTTATCGCTGTTGAGCACATAGGCCCAGAACATCTTTTGTTGATTGCCGGGGCTCATCGGGGCATCAGGGGGTAGCTCGGCCGCCAGCCGCGCCTTTGTGAGATTCCCTGGTATCCACTGGGCAAACCCAACAGCAAAAACCTGCCCAGCGGCCTGCATCCGCTCAACCTGCCCAATCGACATTGAAGTGAGGTTGATTTGCCTGCCGGACCCGGTGGTTCCGTAGTTGACCGAATTGAAGCCGCCCTCGCCGCTGCTAACCAGGGCAGCCAGACCTCCGTGGTCGCCGGACTGTCCCCCGCCGATGCCACCGCTACCCATAAAAGGGCCTTCGCCATCCCAGCCGCCTCCGCCACCACGGGCACGCATCGAGATCGTGAACTGGCCGGGTGCTGCGCTGCGGGCCCCGAACCGTGGCCACTCGGCAGCGGAAGCCGGTTGCGCCCCCGTGGCGGCATTGAGGGCCCAGCCGGCGAAGCCACTCAGCGCTGACTGCCCCTGCGCTGCCATCGCCACCAGGTGCCGCTGCGGTGTTGTGATGGCGCTGCTCTGATCGTTCAGGTGCTTCATCGCCTCCGGTGGCACGTTGATTCCGTAGCGGGCCCCCTGGACCCGCAGGAACTCGGCCGGCGATGGGGCCAGCGCATCCATGGCGGCACGCCTCAGCTGGGGGGAGAAGCTGCCGCCATTTGCAGCGTTGACGAGCTCCTTCCCGATCGCCTCCTTGCTCAGGATCGACTCGTTCCGGTAGTTGCGGAGCCGCTGCTGCCGGTTGGGCATCGAATCGAGCTGTCTGGTGTCCCATGTCGGCGGGGCAGGGGGGCCGGCCGGCTTGCCGCTGGGCTTGGGTGCGTTGGGATCCGGCGCCATGGCATTGAGCCCCGGCAGCGAGGGGGCACCGGAGACGCGCCCGCCGGGGAACAGCAGATTGAATGCCGACTGGTTCTTGGTGGCGAAGTCTGCGGCGGCACGGCTGGCCACCTCGTAGGTCTCACCGGGGTCCAGCGGCCCGCCCTTCTTCGCGGCAGCTGCAGCGACGGCGCTGTTCACGGCCGGGTAGAGGGCAGCGTTGTACCGCCGCACCGACTCGGCCAGGTTGGCGGCCCGCTCGGTCTTGGCATTCATGCTGCCGGCCCGCTGGAGCTCCTTGTAGTCGGCGCCGTAGTTGGCCGAGAGCGCTGCAGCCTTGGCGGCTTCCACCGCCCGGTTCACCTCGGACGGGGCCAGGGTGCTGGCCTTAGCGTCCTTGCTGCGGATGATCGATTCGAGCTTCGACGCCACCTCCCCGAACTTCGCCGGGTTGATCTGCCCGCGCATCGCCGCCAGATCCCGCCGCAGTGCTGCCGGATCGAAGTCGATGCCCCAGGTATCGCGGGCCTTGGCCAGCACATCCTCGCCAGCGTCCGGGGCATAGCCCTTCCCCTTGATGTCGATCTGGAGGCCCAGCTGGTCGTTGATCGCCTTGAGCAGCGGCGCCACGGGAGCGTTTGGGTTCTCCTGCCGGAACCGCGCCAGAAGCTGGTTGCTGCGCTCCACCATCGCGGCCTGATCGAGGGGGCCCTTGTCGCCCGGCTGGTAGACGCCCCCCACCGCCGGCAACTTCCCGGCGGCCGGGGCGCCGTTGATCAGCATGTCCGAGAAGTCCTGGACCCCCTGCTCTTCCGCACGCTTCTGCACCGCCCAGCCGTATTTCATCTCCGTGTCGGCGGCTGTCTCCGGGAACATCTGCGCCAGCGTTTGCTGCACCGCCCGCTTGGCCACCGGGTCCCAATACGTGGGCCCCGCTTTGATGCGATCCACAATGTTCTTGAACACCGGATCCTGCGAGTACGCCGCCTCGGTGCGCAGCGCCTTGTAGACCGTTTCCGCCAACTTCAGCGGCTGCCCGCCGTTGCCCATCAGGCCAGAGTGGTAAGCCAGGATCTTGCCGGCCTGGGTCATCACCTCGGCCTGGGCGTCCTCGTTGAAGGTGGGGCTCTTCCGATCGAGCATCACCCCAGAGCTGCCGATCGTGATCTGGGGCGCCCCGCCGAGCGCCTGCCGCTGCACATCCATGACGAGGCTGCGGATCTGCCCCGCAGCCACGCCCGGCAGGGTGCTGTCGAGGTACTTCACCCGGTCCTCACGGGCCCTGTTGCCGATCTTCTCCTCGGCGGCGGTGATCTTCGGCAGGGCGTAATTCAGGAACCCCGGCGATGCGGTATCGAGTCCGTATTTCTCGGTCAGCTGCTTGATGTAGCCCGCCTTCATCTGCGCCAGGGCCCCCTGTCCCTTGTCGGGCGAGAGGAACATGGTCGGCCCCATCTCCTCATAGGCGCCCAGCATCCCGGCCTCGGCCTCGGCGCCGGCCAGCTTCGCCAGCCCCCGCTGCACCCCCTGCTCCCGGTAGGGGTTCAGCAGGTTCATCAGGATGCCGCCTTCCGGGTCGCGCTTGCCCAGCTCGCGGTTGGCCTTGGCGTAGTCGAAGGCGCCGGCCTCGTTGGTCGCATCCGCCTGGCTCAGGGCCCGTAGCGCCATGCTCTTGGCGAAGACCTGCGCTTCCCCCTGCCGCGATGCCCAGCCGGCAGCGGCCTCGCCCGCGCCCTGGAGCGCATTGGTCAGGTTGGCATTGAACGGCGCCAGCGCTTGCGCCAGCTCCTGGAAGCGATTAACGCCGCCGTAGCTGGCCTGTTCCGGGCCCCGCAGCGTGGTGATCCCCTGCGGTTGGGGCATGGCCGGCGGCCCCGCGATGCCCCCCGGCTGGATCTGCGCCGGCTGGATAAAGGCCTGCACCGGCCTGGCTTCCGGGTTGACCTGGCCGAGGGGGAGGTTTGTTTCCATCAGGCGATCCCAGTCTTGGGCCCAGCGGCCTTCTTCATCCCGGCCGCGCTGCTCATGTAGGTGCCTGCTCCATCCAGCAGTGCCGTCCCGATCCGCAGCGCCGTAGCGCCACCGCCGGGGCCGGTGCCGGTCATGGAGGGGGCCGCCGGCTGCATCAGCGCAGGCATCGGCGCAAACGGCTCGATCGGCTCGATGTAGGTCGTTGGCGTGTAGAACTGCTGGCTGTTCCACTCGCTCAGGTAACGCCCCACCATCGCGGTTTGCTCCCGGCTGAACTGGTTGCGCTGCAGCTGGTCGTTGATCTGCGCGATCGTGTTGTAGTCGCCGGCCTGCTTGGCGTAGTTGTTGATCAGCCGATCGATGGAGTTGCCTTCAGCATCCATGGCCTGCACCGAGGCCCTGGCCTGCAGCGTCCGCCAGCCGTACTGCTGTTGCGCAACCGCGGCCTGCATGGCCACTTCTTGCAGGCGGTTCGAGGCGGCTTGCGAGTTGTTGATGAACTCCGCCCCAGCGGCGGCCCGGCTGTCGCGCACCACGTTGGCCTGGTTGATCTGCTTCGCCAGCTCAAAGCTCTGCAGCTGGTGGACATAACCCAGCTGCTGCTGGTACTGCACCTGCTGCCCCCAGAACTGATAGCGAGCGTTCGCATCACTGAAGCGCTGGTTCTGATCGGCCTGCCAACGGGCGAATTTATTGGTCGCCTTTTGAAAGGTGCTCTGGTTCAGGTAGTCCTGCTTTGCGGCCGCAGTTTCTTGTGCGCCCTTAAACAGGTTGAGCGCCGTGCTGACGGCCGCAATCCCAAGGCTGACCGGATCGAGCACCATTAGGGCACCTCCTCAAACATGCAGAACAGGGCGCAGCTGGGGCCAAATGGGGCCGGCGGGTGAACCGTGAACCCCAGCGACTTCAGCCACCGAATTGAGCCCATGTTTTTGGCGTAAACCCAGTTGCTCAGTGGACCATAGCGCTGGAGGCACCGGTTCACCCAGCATTTCCCCTCCCGAATGAACTGCCGCCGATTGGCAGCCGTGGCCAATAATCCATTAGTGCAGAGCAACCAGATCACGCCACCACCGGAGACACCGCACAACGCCACTGGCACACCGTCGTCATCCACCACGGCATGGCATTCGAGGCTGGCCAGCCAGCTCTGCCGCACGGCGTCGAGGGGGCTCAGGCGGTGGCTCAGCCACACCTCAACGCGATCTGCCTCCCGCAGGTTGTGGCCAATGAACTCCACCACGTCGCCGGTGGCATGGGCCCATCTCATTGCTGCACCGCCCGCCCTTTGCCGGTGATCAGCCCGGTCCACTCCAGGCTGGCAAACTTGCACGGGTGGGCCGTGTCGTTTTCGATCGTGACCGTGTTGCCTTCCCCCCGGCCAAAGACCGGAATGGGGAACACTCCGGCCTGGCCCTGGTCCGCACCTTGCAGCAGGCCGATCGTGCTGCCTGGGAAGACGTAAACCGCCTCGTCGCGGTTGCCGGTGGGCGTGACCCGCACTTGGAAATAGCCGGTTTCGTGGTAACGCAGCCGCGCCTGGCGGACCTGTGCCCGCAGCGTGTTGCTGGCCACTTGCCCGCCGCCCTGGGTTCGCATCGCCTTGAATCGCGACGGCCGGTAGCGAAAGGAGTAGACCTCCCCGAAATAGACCTGCGCTGCCGACCAATCCCCGTTTGCTGTGATCGTGTTGCCGCTGCTGGCGGCCCCTAGCAGCACTCCGCCCTGGTAGCCCGCTTGGTAAGCCGACCACGCTTGTGTCGTGGCCCTGATCGTGAACGGCATCGTCCAGGTCGTCAGTTTTGCTACGGCGTTGTAGGCGCCGGCCGGCACCCGCACGGCGGCCGGACTGGCGGCAGTAGTGCTCACCCAGCGGTCGAGCAGCAGCGGATACGGCGCTGCGGCCGCCGACTGGCGATCGAGCACCGGCATTTTCTCTAGAAACACTTCCCCGCCTCGCTGGACCAGGAGGTAGAGCGTTTCCTGGATCGCCACGATCGAGAGGATGCTGTCTGCCCCAGGAAGTTCCCAGTAGCTCCAGCTGGACTGGGCCCGCTCTGCCCCGCTGCCGCTGTTTCGATAAAAGTACTTGTAGGTATAGATCCTATTTGTATAGCCGGCTTTGCTGCTGATGCAATAGAGCGAATTGCCTGTGTCATTCGCCGCAAGCTGAAAAATGCCGGATGGGATGTAGCTGCTGACATGATCAGTAATGCTTTCCGCGTCGCCCACCAGCGCAGTGCCAGCGCCGCGCACCGAGAACTGCCGCAGCTGGCTCCAGTCCCCGTTGGACTGGCAGAACACAGCAGAGCCTCCCATCTGAATCGGTCGCACGCCCGTGTCAATTTCGTATCCCGTAAGGATCGTAATCGCATCTGTTGTTGGCGTTAGAGCGGCATCGGTCGCATAAGATCTAAACTGGTAATCATCACTGAACAGCAGCATTTCGCCCTGGAATGGCACCGCATATCGCAGCACACTCACCCTGGAACTGCTGGCGGTCTTGTCGATCGGATCGCTGTCCAAAACCGTTGTCACGGTTTCCGGGAAGAAGGCGAAAAAATCCTTTGCCCGGCTAAAGATCCGCTTCTCATCAGCCAGGATCCCAAGCCGCCCGCGGTGGATGAAGATGTCGTTCACGCTTTGCCCCACGAAGCTCGGGTCCGGCGCTGATTCGCCGTCGCCCGCCACCCGCTGGCCCCAGGTCGGCAGGGTCAGGCCCGTCAGCGCAGCACCGTTGAGGGGCCCGAAATACCACGTGCCCGCTGGCAGCCGCACCAGCACCTGCGGCATGGTGGTGGGATTGAGTTTGTACTGCGCCCCCGGCGCTACGCACTCTTCCCATGCGCCCTCCCCGAAAGTGCCGGCGCCGGTGCGTGGCACGAACTTCACGTAGTAGCCATCGAAGTTGCTCGACGGGTCGCCCGTCACCTCCACCTGGTAGCCGACCGGCGCGATTGTCGGCAGGCTTGTGAAGCTCTGCACCGAATTGGTGATCGCGGTGATGTCCGTGTTGGCCCTGGCATCGGTGGCGCTGATCGTGATGGTGCTTGCGCTGGTGAAATGCAGCACTGAGCCGGCCTGGGCGATCGAGACGCCAGCCACTCCGGCCAAGGCCGTCTTGATCTGGGTGGCGATGTCTGCCGTGCTGATCGCTGTGCTGACCGTGGTTGTGGTCGTCACCGTGGCCAGGGTGCCGTTCACGTTCACCTTGTAGGACTGGCCGTAGTTGGCGGCCTTGACCCACACCAGTGCCTCGTTGGTTGCTGGCCTGGCCACGGCGGGGGCCAGGGCCGAGTCCATTGCCACCACCTTGAGCGAGCTGGCCACGAAGGTGTAATCCGCCACGGTGCCGCACCGGATCTGCCGCTTTGCATCTGTCACGCCGGTCAAGTAGCCGTAGCCGCTGGGGGCGTTGACGGTCTGCGCCACGCCATCGAGGTCAAACACCTTCACGGTGCTGTTGCTGATCACCGCCAGATACCGCTCGGTGCGGTCGCGGAGGATCGCATGGACGAACACGTCCCCCAGGCTGGTGGCGCTTACCCGGGCCAGCGTCTGCGTTGGATCCCGTTTGCGCAGGCCCTCCGCGCTGCTGCTGACTCCATTGATCTGCAGCTCCGCCTGGGTCGGATCCCGCTGGGCGTCCGGTTGCTGGCTGATCCCCTGGATCAGGTTCGGAATCGTGGAGGTAAAAAGCTCAGCCATCAGTCGAACCAATTCGAGCTGCTGCGACCAGCCAGTCCGGCGGCAGGGTTGAAGGTGCCAAACGGCATCACTCCACGCTGGCCACTCAGGGCGTTGGGCTGCAGCTGCTGCAGCTCGTTGCGGTCCAGCTCAGTCCGGGCCATCAGCAGATCTTGCTGGGTGTAGCGCTCGATCGAATCGCTCCCCAGGAACCGGTTAGCAAAGGCCCTGGCGCCCAGGATGACGACGTAGCGGTTGTAGGTCTCCGGGCAGTCATCCCAGGGCAGCATCCACACCACGTCGGCCGTGAGTTGTGTGACGGCGGCACCCGTCAGCACGTAGGTGCGGTTCACCCGGTCGTAGACCCGCTGCCCGCGGAGAATGAAGCGCCCGTCCCACTGGAACGGATCGGGGGCAAAGCGGGTGAGGTTTGATGGCACGGTGATGGTGCCGTCCGTGGCCACGGCAAAGGGGTAGTCCTGCTCCGAATTCCAGCTCCAGCCCTTGGTCTGCTCGGCCTTATGGAACTCCAGCAGGGTCCGCTCGGCGATGCTCGATTCGGTCATCACCGGGTCGTCAAGGCTGTTGACCGGGGCCTCGCCAATCACGCCCAGCAGGATGTTCACCGCATCGAGCAGCGTGGTGCGGCCTGGCGTTGCCGACTGGTTGGCCAGGCCCATGAGCGATCCAGCAGTGCAGAGCACATGCTATCGGTTGCCGCAAAAAAGCCCCCGGCGAGCCGAGGGCCTGGGTGCTCCTACCGATCAGAACTTAGGGGATCACTATCGCAGCAGCGCATTCATCCCGCAGCCGGCCGATGCCAATCGACTGCGTGGCCACAGCCAGGGTGGCTTGGTACTGGATGTTGAAGTCGCCGTCGGGGTTGGTCATCTGGAGTTTGGGGGCCCGCAGGGTGAGCATGCCCACGGCTTCCTTGCTGAAAACAAGGCCCTTGCACTTCGACAAGTCCTGGGCGTAGTCGCTGTTCTTGTCGTAGGTGTTGAGCGTATAGGCGGGCTGCACCAAGTGGTTGGACCACATGATGGGCACCCCCTTGACCCGGTAGACCGCGCCGTTGGCAACAGTGCCGTTGCTCGGGCCGCTTGATCCGTTGTTGTAGTCCTGGTTGATTACACGAGTGCCTTCCGTCAGATAGTCGTACTCCTCCGGCGCAAGGACGCAAACCAGGGTGGAGGGATCCACGTCCTTCTTCCTGAACTGGGTCACGATGTCACCCAGTGCGCTCACCAATTCGTCCCCCTTGCTGGACTTCGAGGCAGCTGCATAGCCAGCCGTGAGCGTCTTTTTGTAACCGGTTCGGCCAGTGTTGATCGAGCGGGTGAGGGGTTCAGTGCTGTTGCTGGCACCGGCGTAGATGATGCGGGCGATGCGCTTGTCGGTCTCCCAGGCCAGGGCGACGCCCAGCTGCTCGAAGAACTCGGATGCAACATCCGCATAATTCATCAATTGGTCAAGGTCAAAGATCGCCTGATCGGCGGCCATGAGGCCATCGACGGCGATGTTCTTGACGTTGATGTCACTGGGGGAGTTGCTGGCCAGGCCCCCCAGCAGCGGCACACCAGGCGTCACGTAGGACGCGGCAGCGCGGCCGGTCACCTGGAAGTCGAAGCTCTTCCCGCCCTTGATGTTCCTGGTCTTGACCAGGTTCTTGAAAACCGTGTTGCGCTTCAGCGCATTCAGGATCTCGGATTGCCCCAGTTTCTGGAACACGGTATCGACCGCGCCCGTCCCCTGGATCTGGCCAAGCCTGGCCAGCAAGGCATCATTAACCGCCATGGTTGCAAAAAGCTGTTGGGTTGTTTGCCCGTGGCTTCTTGCAACCTGTGTTCAGCGGTTCCCCCTTGGAGGGCCAAACGATGCAGAGACGCTGTAGCTGTAACGGCTGACTTGACCGGTGAATGGTGTGCGGACCTCTCCCGCAGGAAGGCCAGCACTACACGGGTGCAGCAGTCGTTGCGCCGATGTTACAACTTCAGGCCCAATTTGGCGAGTTGGCAATCGCTGCCTTTACCCGCTTGGCGTAGACGGGATCGACGTGCATCAGCCGCTCCCCGGCGGCGTTGCGCCGATCGACGGCCGCGTTCTGCTGCTCCAGCGAAGCAAAGCGCATCGGGGCTTGGCCTCGTCCGCCCCTGGCCAGTTGCGGCTCGCTGCGCTGCCGTGGGTTCCCGCCAGCGGCGGCGGCCCGCGCCTGGATGGCCTTCACCGCAAAAGCGGCCAGCTCCTTGTTGCCGGAGTCGATCGCCGCGTTGTATCCGGCAAGCTCCCCCTCGCTCAGGTTGGCAATGGCCCACCCGCTCAGCGCTCGGAACTTCTCGTCGCCGCCGACCGATTGCCGAATCGCCGCACCGTCCTCTGCGCTCAGTTGCGGTGCAGCGGCTGGCGTGGCGGCCTTGACCCCATCGAGGTAGGTCTGCACCACGGCCTTGGGCAGGCCTGCTTTGGTGGCCAGTGCCTCCACCGCCTCGCTCACGTCGCCCCCCGCCCGCAGGGTTGCATCGAGCTGCAGGGGGTTCACCTCCGCAGCAGTGAACAGGCCGGTCAACGCATCGCCATAGAGGGCCTTGCCCAGCTCGGGGGTGTAGGACTCCGGGGGGATGGCGTTGCTGGTGATCGGTGTCTTGGCCTTGGCCTCCGCCAGGGCGATCACCTCCTTCAGCGACTTGCCCCGGTACTCGGCCGGGATCTCGTCATCGGTGGCCTGGTCGCCATCGGTGGTGGTGGTGTTGTCCTCGGCCGGGCTGAGCAGATCGGCCAGCGGGTCGTCGGCGTTTTCGCCCTCGCCCTCGCCCTCGGCCGGCGGCCTCGTCGGCCAGGGCCGCCGGGGGGGGGTGGCCTGCTTCTGCTCGGCTCGCTCCTCAGCCGCCAGCATCCGATCGAGGGGGTGAGACATATCCCATGCCTCGCTGGTCGGCTGGCTGCCCTCCGCCTCGATCTCATCCAACACGGCTGTTAGGCGGTCCTCCTCGCCCGGGCGCACCAGGTTGAGGAGCTGTTCTGGGGTGGTGCTCATGGTTCAGGGGGTTGCTGAGGGGGCGGGGGTTCGCCCTGCATCGGGTCCTGTTGCATCTGCTGGGCCGTGGCCGCAGCGGTCGCCAACTTCGCTGGGTCCGCCATGGGGCTTTGCATCAGCTGCTGCTGCTGCGCTGCCTGCTGTTGCTGGGCCTTGATCTCATTGACCTTTTGCTCTGACAGCACGAGGTCGATCGATTCCAGGCCCAGCCCGTTGCTAAGCCTGGTGATGGCATCGCTCACATCGACACGAGCCGCGATCTCCTGGGGGCCAACGATCTTGGCCAGCGCATCAAGGCCTTGGAGGAACCGCAGCATCTTCTCCAGATCGTTGCCCCGGCCAACGGCTGCCAGGCCAACACTCACCACCGGCTTGACCAGATCCTTGGGCAGCTGGATCTTTCCCTGGCGGGTCAGGACGTGAAGCTTGCGGGTGATGTACGGATTCTGGAATTCGGTCGTGAGGATGCTGTAGATGCCGACCTGCCCCTCATCCATTTGCAACGCCACCATCCGAATCTCCTCAGCGGTGGTCCGCTCTGAATCGCGGACATTGCTCATCATGAAGGCACGCTTCAGCGATGCCTCCACCCGGGCCAGGCGGGCTTCTGCCACCACAAGACCCTGCCCCTTGCGGCCATCGGAGCCCAGCTCTTTCACGTCGTCTGGGTGACCGATCACATAGCCGCCGTTGCGGCATGCCACCAGGTCCTTGATCGAAGTGCTGCCGCCGGGCCGGACAAGGTTCTTGCTTTCGGCGGCAATCATTGCCCCTTCGGTCACGGCCTGGCTGAGGGATTCCGCAGTTTGAAGTGCCGCCAAACAGCGAGACTCGATGTAGCCAGGCCCGTAATCACAGCTGTCTACACGGGTTGCCCGTAGTGGCATCCATGGCGAGATTTCAATATTGACTTCCTTCTCCTGCCCGTCGATTTCTTCCCCCTTGCATTCCTGGCACCAGTGGACCTTGCCTTTGCTGTAGTCCCACTCCACATGGGTATAGACCTTAATCACCTCCTCCTCGTTCATTATTTTGGCGGTGGCCACCGGGTCGGGGCTGTCGTCCTCTTCCTCCTCGTCATCGAGCAGGCCCAGGTGCTCGGCCACAACTTTTGGCAGGCTGTCTTCAGCGAAGCTCTCGCAGATCACCGCCTCCAGCGGCCGACCCATTGGGTCCCGCTTCAACACGTAGCGGTTCAGGTGGAAACAACTGAGCCCGTCTTCCTCATCGTCGTAAAGCAAGATGTTGCCGGGACCCACCAGGTGGACCATCGCCTCCAGCACCACCGCACGATCGTGGGTGGAGTTGATCTCGCGCAGCACCGATTGTTCCAGCGCCAGCAGGCTGCGGTCGAACTCCACCAGAGATTTGGCGATGTCATCCTCTGCCGTCCCGGCTTGGCGGGCATCGGAGATCAGGGTGGCCCGCTGCTTTTCGTCGATCGTGTATTTGAAGAAGCTCTCGGACGCCGGCATGACCGCCAGTAGCCAGCGGCTGGCCAGGTGCTGATGGCCCTCGGCGCCGATGTCATTCCACGGGAGGGGATACGTCTCCGGCTGCCCCTGGTCGGGGTCGTTGGCGGCCGGCACCAGCCAGGGCAGCGTCAGCCTGCACGACCGCCGGGCGCGGGCCAGCCAGCGGTCACGATCAGATCGCAGCTTCTCGTAGCGCTGTTCGGCGGGCCCTTGCGTGCTGTCCATTTCAGGTTCCGATGTTGAGTCCAGCGCCGGCTGCCGCTGCAGTGCCTCCTGGCGCGATCGTCAGGCCAGCCGGCTTTTTCACCTTCGGCTTGATCGGCTCGGTGACCAGGGCCATGCCAGCGGCCGGGTCCGCCTGGGTGGTGGCGGTGGCATATGGCCCGGACTGCGCCGATGCAGCCTCGGCGGCCATGGCGGCTGCTTGTGCTGCCAGTGATGCGTTAGCGGTCTCTCTCTCGGCATTGGCAGCCGCAATCTGCTGGTCCAACTGGCTCTGCATCCGCTGGCTGGCGTCCAGGATCTGCTGTCGCGCCAGCTCCAACTGCTGGTTTTGCGCGTCGATCTGCGCCTGGCTGGGTCCGCTCTTGACCTGCTTTGGCGCTCGCGGTCCTCCTGAACACATGGTCAATAGCTCCCCGTGATGATGTTGAGTCCGGCGCCAGGGCCGGCGGCAGTCGTCGCGGCTGCCCGATCAATTCGTAAGTCCTGCTTACCAGTTGGCCGCTTTTCGCCGGCGCGGTCGGAGCCAATCACCGGGGCCGACGCGGACTTTTCAGGAGGCGGCGGGCCAATCAATGCAGCCAGCCGGACCGCCTGGGCCGTGGTGTTGTTGGCGCGGGCCGTGGCGATTGCCTGCTCCTGGGCTTGCAGCCCGGTTTTGTCGCGTAACAACGCATCCAGCTGGCTTTGCTTGGTCAGCACGTCAGTGTTCTGCACCTGCTGCATCAAGGCCAGCTGTTGATTGGCCATTGCGTCATAGGCCGTTGTGTCGGGTTTGTAGATAGTCGCCGCACCCCCTCCGCCCGCGCACATTGATCAGCCCCTCCCGGTATCAAACGAGGGCGGGTAGACCGTGGGGTCCTCTGCATCATTGGTCAGCAGCTCGGTCCGCAGATAGCGAACCACCTGAACGGAGCCGATCTGCTGCTGGATTTCCCTGTCTGTGGCTTGGGGATGCGGGGCAATGTCAGGCCAAAGTGATTCGAGCTTTTCGACCAGCTCCTCCGCGTTGACGGGCTTCGGCATTACATAGCTGCAGACTTCAGCCCATGCTACGGGGTGTCGCCACTCATTTCGCTGGCAACAGATCCAGCTCCAAGACTCGGGCCAGCGGCACCATCGCCACCTGAGGCACCACGGCATTTCCCAGAGCCTTCAGGCGGTCCAACCCATTGGATAGCCCTGCATCTCCTCCACAAAGGACGGGTTGAGATACATGTGATCGCCAGTCTGGATTGAGTCGTCGCGGAGCAGGTGGCCAGGCAGGCTGCCCCTCTTGCGGCGCGAAGGCGGGAGGGATCGGTTGCGGGAATCGTTGGCCAATGGTGTTGGCAGCATCCGCCCGATCACCGTTTCCAGATTCGGGAACCGATTGCCCTTGAGGTTGCCCCTGCTGTTGACCGGCGCCGCCATGGCTGAGCATGTTCTGGGAGTAGGCAACATCTGATCCCGCACCACCGTCGCCAGTTCGCGGCCTTTGGTATCCGGTCTGGCTCGCGCCTTGTCCCGGCCGCGCTCCCCATCGCTTGCCTTGGGCGTAGGCAACGCACCACCAGCGGTCCCGCTGATGGCAGGCACCCACAGCCGCTGCCGGTATGCACGCCCATTCCGCATCAAACCCTGCCTCGGCCAGCGCTCCGAGAACGTCGTCCATCCCTCGGTAAGTGATTGCTGCAACGTTCTCCAGGACGATGTATCGCGGTCCCACCAAGCGAACGACTCTGAGCAGTTCGTAGAACAGGCCCGATCGGCTGCCAGCCAGGCCGGCACCCTTCCCGGCTTGGCTGATGTCCTGGCAAGGGAATCCACCGCAAACAATGTCGGCTGAATGTGGCTCGGGGTTAAAGGTGCAGATGTCATCGTGAATCGGAACGGTGGGCCAGTGTTTTGCTAGGACCTGTTGGCAGTAGGGGTCGCGTTCAACAAATTGGATGGTCTCAAATCCGCCAACCCAGCGGGCGGCCAAGCTGAAGCCTCCGATACCGCTAAAAGCGTCAATCATGCGAAGAGTTTTCATTCCTTAATCTCCGCCGCCCGAGCGCGGATCGCTGCCCGCAGCTCAGCTGCGCCGGCCTTATCGATGGCGCCATCTCCCAACAGCTGGGCAACACGCTGAGCGGCACGGTCCAGGCCCTCTGTGGTGGTGGTTGCAGCGATCGACTCCAACCCCCGCGCCAGTGGGGCAGCTGGCTCAGGCTCGCCCGGGGCCACCACCTCGGCCACCTCCACGACCTCGGCCGGCAGCTCAGGCTCAGGCTCTGGAGCGATAGCGGCCACCGCTGCCGGGGCAGGTGCCGGCACCTCGGAAACGGTGACGGCTTCAATGTCAACCGCTTCCTCCTGGGTGACGAGCCCCAGGCTGATCTCAGGGCAATACAACCGGACCCAGAACGCAGCGGCGCGATAGCTGAGCATCAGCTCGGGCATGGTCTTCCACTTCGATCCTGATCTCGTGCTCCACCCCTCCGCCTGCGCCATCGCCATCGTGATGGCCGGCCCTTTCAATAGCTCCCCCGATTCTTTATCAGTGGCGTGGGCATAGCATGATGTCGGATTATCCTCCTGGTCGAAGCCGAACCGCAGCGGGGAGAACCGACCGGAGGCGTTTACCGTGGCGATGAGAAACTGACTGCTCCAGCTGGGGCGGCCGTAGATGATACGCAGGTTCTGCATCACGATGAGCGGAGAAAGGCCCATCCGGCCGGACATTTCCAGCGCAATCAATGAGTTAGCCAACCCCTGTTGGCCCTGATACTCGGGGGGCACCAGTGTCGAGCTACTGAGGGCTTTTGCCATCCGCTGGGCAGCATCAAACGCAGCGATGCCGGAGAACACCCGCATTGCATCGTCAGTGGTCGCAAGTTGTGAGGTTGGATCAGTCATCAGAACAGTTCGATTTCAGCAATTGCGGGAGCCTCGCCCCCAGATTTCCGCCATGCCGGTTCATCCCAGCGCGCCTCGCCATAGCTGGGCCAATGTTGCTCAGCCTCCCAGCGGGCGATGCGCTCTAGCGCCTCTTGTCTGCGCTGCTGCCCCGCCTGGATTAGCTCAGGGGTCGCCACCATCAGGCAGCAGTTGTGCGGCGCTTCCCATTCGTAGGTGATCAGGCCCTGCTGGGTCGGCGTGCTGCCGTGGCGGTCCTCGTAGCCGAGGGAATAATGCGCCAATTGCACGTCATAGGCGAGCTGCCACGCCTGAGCAGCGGCCGGCCTGGGGTTGGCAGAGCGGGCTTTTTTCAGGTCCCACAGCCCACCCGAGGCGGTCTCCAGGTCGGGCAGATACCGGTGCTGCTGGCCGGCATCATCGACCCATTGGTGGGGCTGCTGACTGCTGGCGATTGCATCCCTCAGGATCGGCCCAATGTGCGGGTCATCGACCAGTGTCTCCCGGATCGTGGAGGCACGGTCATGCCAGTCGCGGGAGATCATCTCCCGACCGCTGGCCCGCATCTCGAACGCCTGCCACCACGTCTCCCGATCCTGAGCATCGAGATAGCCGTCGTGCGCCTTTGTGCCGGCCCTGCTATCGCGTCCATCCAGCAATTGCTTTGCGGTCGGCCGCCGTGGCGCATCGTCCGGCATGACGATATACAGATCCAGGAAGTCGCCGGGGGTGCTGATCAATACGTCGCAGAGTGACCCCTGACGCATGAAATCAGACGGAACAAATGGTGCCCGATCAGGGTTGACGTAATGCGCCCAATAATCGCGGCCGGTGCCAGTAATGGCGCGTTTCAACCTCGACGAACTCACCGCCGGGTGGCTGTGATAGTTCGCCCGTGTGAGCGGTTCTGTCATGGAAACTCAGCGGCCGGCAACGCGCCGACCTGCACGTGCAGATTAACCGCTAACGATCGATTGCGTCAACCTGCAGCGCTCCAATTCGTGAGCGCTGCCCCCAGCGCCGCCGCTGTTGCCTCATCCGGCATCGGCGCCCCATGGGCCACCTCAGCCGCAGCGCCCGCCAGCTCCTGGCCCAGCCCCGTTGCCCTGGCCATCGCCAACAATGCCCCCATGGCGCCACCGGTGGTGGCCCTCGTGCGCGTTGCCGCAGCGAACGCCTCCCGCCAGGCCGCACCCGCCGCAGCGCCATCAAACCGGGGTACGGCGAACTCCGCCGGGGGCTCCAGCCCACCGAGGAAGCTTTCGAAAAAATCCGCCGCAGTCCACAACCCCCCGTCGTCATGACGCACCGGGCGGCTCCCCTGCAGCCGATCCAGCAGCGCACGCTTCGTCACGCCTGAATAATCCTCGGCCGCCACCGCACGATTCAGCAGTTCCAATGCAATGAACGTCTCGGGATATGGGCTAGGTTTCTGGTCATTTTCAAACGAAACCCAAGTCGGCGATGTAATCTTGAACGGCAGCAGATCAGGCCGAACCGTGGCCCATTCGGCTGTCGTATGGCTGGACCAATTATTGACCGCCCGCCAGGTGCGGAGAAACCGTCCGAACCGTGCCCGCGCCACCGCCAGGCGATTGAACAACTCGTGATCGTTGGCGGCCATGGCCCGTGGTTCTGTGTGCCTGGGCATCATGGCCTGCAGATGCGCCCATTAGCGGTAGTGCCGCATATCTGCGGCGGATTGTTAGATATCGGGTTGGGGGTGCTCAAGATCGCAAGCGCTTGCGCTACCGTTTGCGCATCAGAGCGCTGCATGTGACCCTCCGCGAAGCCCTCCAGTCACGCCTCACATCGTTCGCTGCAGAGCTCGCAGCGGCTGCCCCCCAGGCCCCACCCGCACCGCCGACAGTGCCGCACCGAAAATCGCCCGCTGCTCCTCTGCCGTCGCGCCCTTGAAAAACCCTGGCATTGACAGCATCTGCCTGATTCGTGGATCCGGATCAAACCTGACCCGCCTGGCCATCCCCTCTACCTCCTGACGCAGGGCCGCCACAGCGCCGTCTAGGGCGGGATTCCGAGCGGCGAGCGCCTGCAGCTGCTCCAAGTCCCGGCGTTTCATGATCAGCACGGGATCATCGTCAGCTGGTGCGCTGGCCGCCGCCGCCAGTGCATCCGCCGCTTCCAGGCAGGCAGCGACCACCACGGGCAGCACGACCGCCTCCTTGATGCCGCCTCTGGCCTGACAGAGCCGGTGCCGGCACCGCCACCACGCCACCCCAGCGGCGGAATTGCGTCTCAGCCGATGGCCGCAGCCATCGCACAGCAGCAGGCCAGTCAGTCCATGGCGGGCGTCCACCGTGGGGCCACCGGCAAACGAATTGCGGGTGCGGCGGATTGAATCGGCCAGTTCCTGCCATTCAGTCTCGCCAATCAGGGCGGGGTGCTGATCATGCAGGATCTGTCCCCACCTTTGGTTCCAGCCCTTCCCGCTGGAGCGGTCCCAGTTGTGGGCGATATGGCCACGAATTACGGGGGAGCAGAACCACGCCTGAACATTGCTGCTGGCGGGCGTCCATTCGCACCACGTCGGCAGCTGTTGAGCGACTGCCGAGAATGATCGAAGGCGACGCAATTCAGCGATCACCCGTAACGCCTGGGGCCACTGTTCAGGGTGAGGCTCCAGCCGGTGATCTGACCCGGCTCGATAGCCGAAGGGCTTCCGCCGCCGGAGGTGCCGTCCCTGATTCCGGTAGACCTCGAACTGCCGCCGGATCCGCTGGCTCAGCATCCGGGACTCGACCTCAGCCATGGTGGTTTGCAACCTGGCGGCCAGAAAGCCCTGAGGCGTGGCGGCTTCGATCTGGCCGCCATCCAACGCGGTGATGGTGGTGCCAGCAAGCGCACAGGCGGCGATCATCTGATCAGCAAACGCGGCGTCCCGGCCCAGGCGATCGGCGCGGGTGATCAACAATTCCCCCACCTGCCCCCGCGCTACGAGGGCCATGGCCTCCAGCAGCCCGGGGCGGTCGTTGTTCCGGCCGGACTCCAGCTCCTGGATCACCCGGTCGCAGCCGGCACCCTCCAGCCGCGCCACCTGAGCGGCGAGGGCGTCGGCCTGTTCATCGGTGCTGCAACGGGCGTATCCGAGGCGGAGGGCCATAGGCTCGGGAAGTGCCCGTCCATTGTGCGCTATGTCCACCTTTTCCTTAGATAGGTGACCCATAGCGCTGCGAAGGTGCTACGGTCTGCTCACCCCAGGCGAGGCCAGCAGATCGGCCCCTGGGGACAGCAATGCTCACCTCTATCTCCTGCGTCCTGTTCTGGGCGCTTACCCCGTTGATCGTTGTCCTGGCCG